GATCACCGGCCCACCGCCGGACTTCGACCCACCCCCGATCGAAGACCTGATCGACCCAGCCATCCCCGCCCGCACCAACGCCACCGGCCGCGACCTCGTCCTGGCCGTGCTGGCCGAGAAGGGGATCCGCCCGGGTCCCAAGCACTGGATCACCCCGAACACGACCGAAGGAGCATGACCGATGAGCAACCCCGTGAAGTACCGCAAGAAGCCCGTCGTCATCGAGGCCATGCAGTTCGACGGCACTAATGGCGAGGAGGTGGCCGCCTGGTGCGGCGGCGAGGTCGAGTCGGCCACCTGCCACGGCGAGGGCCCGCCCTGGCTCGTCATGATCCGGACTCTCGAAGGGACCATGGCCGCTGGTCGTGACGACTACGTGATCCGCGGCGTCCAGGGCGAGTTCTACCCCTGCAAGCCGGACATCTTCGCCGCGACGTACGAGGCTGCCGACGGTGACACCAGCACGATCAGCGACGGCTACCACACGTTCGCCGAGCTCTACGAGTACCGGATGCTCTACAACGCCCACGCCGCCGAGGGCTGGGCCCAGCAGGGCAAGGCCGTGAAGTCGTGGCGGCACTCCGACGGCGAGGAGTGCTTCGGCGGCGGCTGGTTCGTCGTCACCGTCGACCTGTACCCGCACGGCCAGGTCTCGAACCACTACCCGGCCGCCGACTGGGACCTGTTCCACGTGCCCGAGGTCGCGACCGCACCGGAGTGGGACGGCCACACGCCGGCCGACGCAGCCCAGCGCCTCCGCGCCGCCCTGACCACCGAAGGAGCCTCCGCATGAACGCCCCGATCCCCGACCCGAGCCTGATCGCCTGCCGCATCGACGAGTCCGCGGGGATGGACCCGGCGGTGGAGGAAGCCCCCGCGACCCTCACCCTGGGCGCGCGGATCCGCCTGGCCGCCGACGGGCCTGACGTGCCGTCCTCGACCAGGGCCGTGCTCGAACTGCTCGCGACGGACGCGGACACCCTGACCAGGGTGGGCGAGAGGCTGGTTGCTGCTGCCCAGGAGCGGCCCGCGACCCCTCCCGCGACTACGGAGTCGTCGGCACCCGTCCCAGGCCCTCAGATCGGCGTACACGACGCCGGGCTGGGGGACGCGATCCGGGAGCGCGTCCGGCGCTATGACCAGATGCACATGCCGAACAACGCCCAGCACCTCGAAGGGCTTGCCGACCGGGCTGACGAGATGGAGCAGCACTGGACCCTCGCCCGCAACAACGCCCGCCTTGCGCTGGAGCAGCGGAACGAGGCACGCGCGCAGGTCGAGCGGGTGCGGGCGCTGCACCGGCATGACGAAGACCCGGACGACCTGCGGTGCATCGAGTGCGGCACGCCGTGGCCCTGCACCACGAGCGCGGCCCTGGGTGGTGCCCAGTGACTGCCAGAGAAGCGCTGGCCGCGATCCGGGAGCGGGCAGAGGCGGCGACCGAGGGGCCGTGGGAGTGGGTGGAGTCCACGTACGAGGGTGGGAGCTACGTACTCGGCGGCGAACACCCGGTTCTGCGCTCGGCGTGGGGAGCCTCGGCCCTCCCGAAAGATGCCACGTTCATCGCCCACACCCGCACCGACGTGCCCGCGCTCGTGGGGGCGCTGGAGGCGGTGCTCGGTCTGCACCAGAAGCACCCGTACGGCTCGGAGTTCAGCGTGAAGCGGGGATGGGCGCCGGAGTTCGTCTGCAAGCACTGCGCCTCCCCGATGGGCGGATGCGTCCCCTGGCCCTGCCCGACCGTGCAGGCCATCGAGACTGCGCTGGAGCCCCGATGACCCACCAGGACAACCACGTCATCAACATCCGCCCCGACGACGAGTCCATCGAGTTCGAGATGAACCACGAGCTCGCCCGTGACGAGCAGCGAATGATCGACCGGCGGGCCGAGTGGTTCGCGCGGATGCGTCAGGAGAGGGGCTGGGCATGAGCGAGCTAGTGACGGACGAGATGGTGGACCTGCTGGCCCGGCGCCAGTACGCGGCCATGGTGCGGGTCGACAAGTACCCCGAGAACGCGCCGACGTGGGAGGACTTCGGCGGCCCGTTCAAGGAACGCATCATCGAGGGCGCCCGAGCAGAACTGGAGTCGTTCGCGCCGCTGATCGCTGGGCGGGCGTTCGAATCCGGCGCGCGCTCCTACGCCGCCTCGGACCCCTGCTGCGGCACCTACCACCTGCACGAGATCGAGAACCCCCACACGGGCGAGAAGATCCCGACCCGCGAAGGCGAGGACGACCTGTGACCGCGCCGACCTGCACCTGCCACCCCGTGCCCGAGCAGTACCACACGACGCACTACGGGGCCACCGAGCCCGGCAGCACGCTGGAGCCGGACTACGACTGCCCGGTGCACTTCCCGGAGCCGAAGCGGAAGTGGGGGGATGCGCCGGCGCACGTGTTCAAGACGCCCGCCGGGTGCTGGCACTGGCGATGCAAGACCGGCCCCATGCGGCACCAGACCAGGTGCTGCCAGCCGACTCACACCGCTGCCCTGGCCGCGCTGGCCGAGCACCAGCGGGCCAAGCATGTCGACGCACCGGTCTACCTCACGCCCGAGCACCTGGAGGAACTGGCCCAGATCGACACGCCCGAGAAGTGGGCCGAGCACCAGCGCCGACAGGCCGCCACGAGCGAGAGGAGCGGGGCATGAGCGAGCACGTCCACTCGTGGCGCTTCGACGGCGACGACCCGTACATCGTCTGCGTGCACTGCGACGAGATGCGGGACGCCCTCACCGGGTGCGTTATCAGGGAGGGAAGGGCATGAGCGCGACCAAGGCGCCGGTGGAGGTGGCGGCACGCGTCCTCCACGACCGGATCTACACCGGATTCGCACGGCCGGAGTGGGAGCACCGCAGCCCCGAGCATCAGCAGATCTTCCTGGAGGACGCGTCGGCCGCGTTCGGGTCGGTGGACGTGGACGGGCTGGCGCGGGTCCTGCGCGGTACGCCGCCCGAGGCGTGGGTGACGGTGGACGAATCCACGCGAGCTCGGTGGCATGCCGAGGCGGAGCGCGTCATCGCTTGGCTGACGGGAGGTGGGGCGTGATGGTCGAGTTCCTGCGAGAGGGGCTGGCCGAGGCTCCGGTGGCGCTCGGTCTGCTGATCGGGTTCGCGATCGGCACGCCCTTCCTCATCGTCGCCGAGATTCGTGAGCACAAGCGGCGCAAGGTGTGGCGGGCCGAGCTCAACCAGATCAGCGCCGAGAGCGATGCAGCCCCACGCCGAGTGGGAGGCCGACCGTGCCGCATGGAAGGCGCGTCACAGCGCACCGAAGGAGGACGCGTGAGCACGTTCACTGCCCGCTACTCGTCCCGGTGCGCTGGGTGCGACGAGCGGATCCACGAAGGCGACCTCGTGACCTACGGCGGCACCAGCGTCGTGCACGCCGACTGCGACGACACGCAGACCGAGACCGAGAAGGCCCTCGTCATCTGCCCGTCGTGCCAACTGACCCAGCCCTGCGGATGTGAGGACGAGTGATGAGCGACGAGACCGACGCGACGGGCGCGGTGGCGCGGGTGCTGATAGAGCACCACGGCTGGGGCGTCACCGGCGAGAGGGTGCGCACCAGTGATGTGACCGTGTACGGATGCCGCGGATGCCCGGCCGAGATCTGGCGCGACGAGGAGCACGAGGGCTGGACGGCCCCCGCGATGCGCGCTCGGTTTGCCGCCCACCAGGCCGCCATGCTCGCCGAGGTCGGGCTGCTGCGAGGTCCGGTCGACCTCCAGCGCGACGGCTACGGCCCGGGGTACAGCACCTCCGACCCAGCCCTCCTCGTGTCCGGCCACCGCATCGACGCCGTCCAAACCACCAGCACCTCCACGACCTGGTACCTACGGTGCCTCGCGCCGCACAAGCGCTGCGAGCCGTTCCAGGGCAAGCACATCGACGAGGAGGCCTGAATGTCTCGACGCAAGGAGCGGCGCCAGGAGGAGATCCGCACCCTGATGCCCGCCACCGACGACCACGGCACCCTGCGTCGCCTGGCCGTCCGCGCGAACCTCGTCTGGCTCGCCGGCCATCAGCGCGACGTCGCCGCCCGGGAGGCCAGGGCGGGCAAGGCGCTCACAGGGATGCCCGTGCACCGGTCCACCGCACCCACGCTGCCCGGAGCGCTCAACATGCCCGACCTGAGCGGGGACATCGCGCGGAAGCTGACCGAGCTGCTGCGGGAACTGCTCGACCGAGACTGGACGCCGAACGTCGAGGCGGACACCGAGGTCAAGCGGTGGCTACAGGGGGCTCTGCGGTGGGACCAGGAGCTCTGGACCGACCACGAGGTACTCGACTGGTACGACGACACGACGGACCTGCGCCGTCGGGCAGAGCGCGTGCTGGGCCCGGATGCTCACGGCCGCTGGCTGGGCCCGTGCCCCGTGCCTGACTGTGTGGGCGAGGTGCGGATGGGGGATGATCAGGCCGCCGCCGTGTGTGCGCAGTGCGGGGGGTTCGTGACCCGGGAGCAGCAGCACGCGTACATCCTGGAGATGCTGGAGGACGTGCTGATGACCGTCTCCGGGATCACCACGGCGCTCAAGACGGTCAACGCCGAGACGCCGTACCCGACGGTCCAGTCCTGGACTCGGCCCCGCGGGTACCAGCCACCGCGCCTGCTCGAGCACGTCGAGTGGGCCGAGTGGATGGGCTTCCCGTTCGTCACACCGTCGTCCGGGCTGTACCGGTTCGGCGACGCCTTCACCCTCGCGGCCAAGCGCGCGACGAGGGTCCGACTGGAAGGGAGTGCGGCATGAACATCGAGACGATCCGCGAGGCGCACCGCAAGGCAGGTGCCGAACTGGTGACCGAGCTGGGCTACGACCCGAACGACGTGTCGGAGGACTTGGCGATCGTCGGGCAGACGGCGAAGATCAAGGTCGTCCTGCGAGACGCCGAGGGCAAGGTGATGGCAAACGGGGACGAGGTCGCCACGCGCCTGGACTATAAGCGGATCACGACCGAGCAGCGCGACCGGTACCGGCAGACCGTCCGTCGAGAGAGCGAGGGAGCATGAGCGAGCCCAAGGAGTTCCCCAACCTTGCTGCGTTCACTGAGGCAGTCTCGGCCATGCAGGCAACCAGTGCTGAAGCACTGGAGGGTGCGACGAAGCTGGCCGAGACGATCAAGGCCAGCCAGTTCCCCAAGGTCGACCTGACCCCGCACCTCGCCGCGATGACAACGGCGGCACTCGGCCACGTCGCCGCGCAGGAGATGACCAACCAGATGGAGGCCGAGCGGGCCTACGCACGGCTCGCGATGTCCGTGCCTCCCGACCGGCAGGAGGTGGCACTGGCCGAGGTGGCTCGGCGCCGGGACCTGTTCACCTCGACCTGGAGCGAGTCGGCCCGAACCGGTGACCGACCGGACGTGGCGGCGCTCAAGTCCGTGGTCGACGACGTCGTGAACGGGAGGTGGCTGCTGTGAGCACGACCGAGCCGACCCCCGCCGTCGCACGCGCCTCCGCCTTGCTGTTCGGCCACAGCCTCGGCGCCGTGCACGAAGTCGTCGTCGCTGTGCTGGATGTCGAAGAGATCACGAACGTGCTCCGTGCGCACCGCCTCGATGGACGCAAGTCGTGGTCACGCGCTGTGTGCATCTGCGGATGGATCGGCGAGCGGACCGACCACGAGACGCACGTAGCCGCGGCCCTGCACGTCGCACTCACAGGGGAGAAGCCATGAACATCCTGGAGAAGATCCTGACCAGCTTCGGGCTGCAGTACATCGACACCGCGGCCAAGGAGCATGCTGAGCTCGACCGGTTGCGGCTTTGCACGGACAGCGACGAGCAGTACCTCGCCACGCTGCACCAGGCCGTGCTCATCGCGCAGTGCGGCGGCATCACGGACGAGAAGCTGGAGGCGCTGATGCACCTTGGCGTGACCGGGATGATGCTGCCAGGTACCGAGGATGCGCTGCATGGCGTCGGGATCGATACGCGGCCGTGGCGCGAGGTCGAGGCTGAGTGGAAGGCGGGTCGGCCATGACCGTTGCAGAGATGAGCGTCGGCCACGCCGTCAAACCGATGGCCGGCGAGACCGAGATCTGGCCCACCCTCGCGGTGGCACGCATCGGCACCATCGTCGGTGACGCACAGGGCCACGAGTGGACCCGTCATCGCCTGTGGTGGGCATGCAGCACCACCGACCCACGTTCGGGTGAGCGAGGCGCCTGTACGGCGCGGCGTGTTGCAACCGGATGGATGCATCACTACTCTGTGATTGTCTGGACTACATCCAGCGGAAGGCCCGGAGACCCACGTGGTAGCCGGGCCTCACTGCTGCCCTGATCCACGGGGGTGAGCATGGCCGGCCGACGCTGCCCCGGACGTGACGAGGTGGACGGCAGGACACGCGCCTGCCCCACCATCCTGACCAAGGGTGAGCGGCGCTGCCCTCGGCATGCCACGGCGTACGAGCAGAGGCGAGGCAGCAGCACCGAGCGTGGCTACGGCTCAGCACACCAGCGAGCACGAGCAGCATGGCAACGACGCATCGATGACGGTGAGCACGTGGTGTGTGCGACATGCCCGACCGTGATCACGGGTCGCATGTGGCAGCTCGGGCATGACCACGTGCACGGTGGATACCTCGGGCCGCAGTGTGTGCCCTGCAATGCGAGCGATGGTGGCCGACGAGGCGCCCAGACCACGAACGGGTCAAGCCCCTGACCTGCGACGATGCGAATGGTTGCGCGGAGCACACAACGCTCTGACCTGGGGTTATACCCTCCCCCGGCCCTAGAAAATAGGCCGCCGGGGAGGGCGCTCCTCCGAAAATACAGTTCAGACTTTCCGGCCCAAGCCGGTCTCGACCATAGGTTGCCGCGCGATGCGGTAGCCGTCCCTGTGTCGGCGCGACGCCGACGAGGAGTGATGACCATGCCTCGTGGAGGAGCCCGTAACCGCTCTGGCCCTCAGGCCGATCCGAAGTCTGCGCGCTCCGACCGGCGCGGCTTCAAGCTGACCGCCCTGCCGTCGGAGGGCTACCAGGACAAGGCGCCGACGTTCCCGCTCCCCAAGATGCTGCGGTACAAGTGGGAGTACGAGGACAAGCGCCGTTTCCAGGTGCTCGACCCCGACGCCACTGACGCATACCGGGCCCGTGAGCTCAGGGTGTGGCGCGAGGTCTGGACTACGCCGCAAGCCTGCGCCTGGTCCATGGAGTCATGGCGCCACTCGACGATCGCCGAGTACTGCCGCCTCAAGACCGTGGTGGAGGGCGAGCCGGACGCCAACGCGTCGCTGGTCTCCCAGCTCCACCGCTACCGCGACCAGCTGGGACTCACCCCGGCCGGCCTCAAGGAGAACGGCTGGGCGATCGCCACCGACGAGGTGGGCAAGAAGCGCGACGAGCACGCCGACGGCGCACCTCCGGCTCCAGCCCGCTCGTCTTCACGATCCAAGCTCAAGGTCGTTGGTGGCCAGTGACTTCGAGTACGACGGCTTTCCGACCCTGGGCTTCCTCGCTGCTGACTGGATAGAGGCGCACTGCGTCGTCCCGGATGGTTTCGGGCTCGGGGACCCGTTCGTGCTCGAGGGCTGGCAGCTCTGGTGCACGGTGAACCACTACCGGGTCCGTCCTGGTCTCGTGTTCAACCGTGCTCGCCCGCTGCTGGCTCCGGCGTTCCACTACCGCCGTTCGCAGATCGTCGGCCCGCAGAAGACGGGCAAGGGGCCTTGGTCGGCGGCGATGACCACGTTCGAGGCTGTTGGTCCGTGCCTGTTCGGCGGGTGGGCTCGTGGCGGTGAGGTTTACCGCTGCGAGGACCATGACTGTGGCTGCGGGTTCGAGTACGTCTACGAGCCGGACGAGCCCCTGGGCCTGCACAGGCCGACGTCGTTGATCCAGCTCCTGGCCACGTCCGAGGACCAGGTGGACAACGTCTATCGGCCCCTGCAGGCGATGATCCGCCGTGGCCCGCTCCAGGAGCGGATGCTGGTCCGTGAGGACTTCATCAGGCTGCCAGAGGATGGCCGTATCGACCCCGTGACGGCCGCGGCGAACTCGAAGCTCGGTAACCCGATCAACTTCTACGTGCACGACGAGTCCGGGCTCTACACGCCGCGCAACAAGCTGCTCAAGGTCGCCCAGACCATGGCACGCGGCGCGGCCGGCATGGGTGGCCGCGGCATCGAGACCACGAACCCGTGGGACCCGATGGAGAACTCGCGTGCGCAGCAGACCTACCAGTCCCGCTCGACCGACATCTTCCGGTACTACCGGAAGCCGCCGGCGGACCTGTCCTACCGCAACAAGCGGGAGCGTGCCCGCATCCACCGGTACGTCTACGAGGGCTCTCCCTGGGTCGATCTCGACGCGATCGAGGCCGAGGCCGCGGAGCTCCTGGAGACGGACCCGACCCAGGCCGAGCGGTTCTTCGGGAACAAGCTGGTCCAGGGTCTCGGCGCGTACATGCCGGAGAAGCTCTGGGATGCGACCGACTGGCCGAAGCTGCGCGGTGCCGTTCGTACGGTGCCTGATGGCACGCCTGTGTCCCTCGGCTTCGACGGCTCCCGCTCGGGTGACTGGACCGCGCTGCGGGCAGAGACCCGGGACGGTTACCGCTTCACCCCGACCTACGGGCCGGACAAGCGGCCGACGTTCTGGGACCCGGCGGAGTGGGGCGGCAGGATTCCCCGCGGCGAGGTCAACGCTGCCGTCGCGGAGATCTTCCGACACGTCGAGGTGGCTCGCTTCTACGTGGACCCGCGGCACTGGGAGACCCAGGCCGACCAGTGGGCTACGGACCACGGTGACGACGTTGTCGTGACCTGGCCCACAAACCAGGCCACCCGCATGCACGACGCTCTAGTTCGTTTCCTCGAGGACACCGCTGAGGCGTCCACGATGCACGACGGCGACGCGACGATGAAGCTCCACGCGATGGCGGCCCGGAAGATCGCGAAGCCTGGCGACCGGTACATCCTCGGCAAGCCGTCGGAGAACCAGAAGATCGACCTCATCATGGCCGACGTCCTCGCTCATGAGGCCGCCGCCGACCAGCGCGCAGAGGGCTGGGAAGACAAGACGAAGCGCACCGTGGTGGTGCGCTCACGACGATGAACGGGGGTGTTCTGTGGCCGAGCTCGACGACACCCTCAAGAACCTGCTGACGGCGCTGGACCACTCCCGGGCGTACCTGGCGAAGTACGACGCCTACCTGGAGAACGAACAGCCGATCAAGTTCATCGCGCCGGCGCTGCAGGAGGAGTTCGGGGAGCGCATCACGGCCCTGATCATCAACTGGCCGCGCCTGGTGACGAGCGCGTTCGAGGAACGTCTGGACGTCGAGGGCTTCCGGTATGCGGGGAACTCGTCGGGCGACGATGCGCTGTGGGAGATCTGGCAGGCGAACGACCTGGACGAGCAGTCACAGCAGGGCCACTTCGAGTCGATCGGCCTGTCGCGCGCCTATGTATTCGTCGGCGCCGGCGAGTCGACCGACGATGCCCCGGTGGTGACGATCGAGTCGCCTATGCAGGTGTTCGCCCGCCGCGACCCGCGCACTCGCCGCGTGATCGAGGCCGTGAAGCGGTGGGATGTCGGCGACATCACCGTGCGGGGCTCGTTCGAGCAGCACGCGATGCTGTACACCGAGGGCCGCCGCTGCGAGTACATCTTCGACGGCCCGCGGGGCTGGCGGGAGGCCGGTCCGGCCAACGACTACGACAAGTCAATCATGCCCGTGGTGCCGCTGGTGAACCAGCCGCGCATCCTGCGCCCGGACGGCCGCTCCGAGTTCACCGACATCGTCCCGCTGGCGGACGCGGCGAACAAGATGGCCACGGACATGATGGTGTCCGGCGAGTACCACGCGATGCCGCGGCGCTGGGCCTCCGGGCTCAAGGAATCGGACTTCATCGACGAGAACGGCACGCAGCTCAACGCCTGGTCGCGCGATGCCGGCACGCTCTGGACGACGGAGAACATCGCCGCGAAGTTCGGGCAGTTCACCGAGACCGACCTGGCGGTTTTCCACAACACGATCAAGCTGCTCGGCCAGCTCACGGCGCAGCTCTCGGGCCTCCCGCCGCACTACACGGCGTTCTCCGGTGGCGACGCGAACCCGACGTCGGCCGACGCGATCCGCTCGTCCGAGTCCCAGCTGGTGAAGCGCGCCGAGCGGAAGCAGACCTACCTCGGCGGCTCGTGGGAGCAGGTCCAGCGGCTCATCCTCCGCTTCCAGACCGGCGAGTGGGACCCGAAGGCGCGGTCCCTGGAGACCATCTGGCGCGACCCGTCGACCCCGACACTGGCTCAGAAGGCCGACGCGATCGTGAAGCTCGCCACGCCGATCCAGGGCGGACGAGCGATCGTGCCGCTCGAGCAGGCACGCATCGACCTCGGCTACACGCCGGAGCAGCGCGTCCGCATGGCGGAGATGGACCGGGAGGCCATGGAGGACCCGTACCTCGCTCGGCTGAGCGAGAAGGACCCCGAGCCCAAGCCTGAGCCTGATGTCGAGCCTGCAGAGCCTGCCCCGGTCAGCTGAGGCCTACGCGGCTGCGCAGCGCTTGGAGATCGGCTCCGCGGTGGAGTCGCTTCGACGGCTGTGGCTGCGCATGGGCGACGACTTCGACGTCTCGTGGCTGGCCGTGGCCCCACAGCTCCTGCGAGTGCTCGATGCGGCGCAGGAGCGTGTCGCGGCGGGTGCTCTGGCCTACGTGCCAGCCGTGCTCGCCGAAACCGGTCAGAACCTGGCCGACCCGGCATACGCCGTCGAGCCGGCCGATCTGGCGGGCACGGCAGGCGACGGGCGCCCGACGGAGGACCTGCTGTACGGCGGCGTGATCCACGCGAAGGAGGCCGTCGCACTCGGCGCCACGGCCGCTCAGGCGCTTTCCACGGCAGGGCAGTTCATCACCTTGGCTGGCGGCACGGCGCTGTCGGACACGGGCCGCACGGCCGAGAAGATGGCCGGTCACGCCCGGCAGGTCACTGGCTACGTGCGGATGCTCACGCCGCCGTCCTGTGGCCGGTGCGTGATCCTGGCCGGGTCGTGGACGAGCTCGCGCACCGCGTTCCGTCGCCACCCGGGCTGCGACTGCCGCAACATTCCCCTCGCAGAGGATGCGGCCGACGACGTCACCACGGGAGTCGAGGGCTACCTCAACAGCCTCGACGACCGGGACTTGGCCAAAGCGCTCGGCTCCAAGGCCAACGCTCGTGCGTTCAAGGACGGCGCCGACCCGATCCAGATCGTGAACGCCTACCGCTCCGGCGTGCGGCCGGCGCAGATCTACGACGAGCGGATCAAGTACACGCTCGAGGGGACGACGCGTCGCGGACTGGCCTACCGGGCTATGCGCTCGGCTGGCGTGACCGGTGGTGATGCTCGCCGCAAGGTGGGCGACCGATACATGTCGGCCAAGAATGTCCGGCTCATGCCCGAGACCTTGTATGCGAGGGCGAGAGATCGTGAGCACGCCATCGAACTCCTGACGCAGTACGGCTGGATTCGTCCCGCCCAGCCGGGGTTCATCATCCGAGACGGGGTAGCCACCCGCGTCCGATAAGCAGATGACCCCGCGACGGGTGCAACCGTCCGGGGTCGTGGCCGACTGTTGAGGAGTCGACATGGTCGATCTTACGTGCGCCCGCTGCGACCGTGTTTTCGCGGCGTCACGACGGGATGCGAAGCGGTGCAAGCCCTGCCGGGTACTGGATGCCCGCGAACGCGCCGGACGCCAGTACAAGGAGCGCAAGGGCGAGCCGGAGTTCGAGGCGATCCGCAGGGCCGCATCCAGGCGGTACCTGGCGCGACTGAGGGACGACCCTGAATCCCACGCCAAGCGGCTCGTGCTACTGGCGGTATGGCGCGTGCGGAATGCCGAGCACACCGCTGAGTACGACCGCCAATACCGCAAGGCGAACGCGGCGCGGATGACAGAGAAGAATCGCCGCCGCCGCGCCCGCCTGCTCGATGCCTGGGTCGAAGACGTGGACATCGCCGTCGTGTTCGAACGCGACGAGGGCCTCTGTGGGATCTGTACCGAGGTGATCGACCTGGCGCTCGACTGGCCACACCGGATGAGCCTCACTCTCGACCACGTCGTGCCCTTGGCGCGCGGAGGCGAGCACTCGTACCGAAACACGCAGGTCGCTCACGCGGTGTGCAACTCGCGGAAGAGCGACCGCATAGCGGCGTAGCCGCCACACACTCCCGACCGCGCGACGCGGCTCGGGTCACCTACCCGCGATGGGGAGAACAGCAATGACGGAGCCCACCCCGGTGGCCGACCCGGCCACCGTCGTAGCACCCCCAGCCCCCGAGGCACCTCCGGCACCGCAGGGCGACCCTGCACCGCAGGACCCGCCTCTGGGACCGAACGGCGAGAAGGCCCTCGCGTCGGAGCGTGCACTGCGCGCTACCGCTGAGCGCGACAAGGCCGCACTGCAGGCGCAGCTGGACAAGATCGCCGAGGCGAACCTGTCCGAGCTGGAGAAGGCACAGAAGGCCGCACAGGACGCATCGGAGGCCGCCGCGACGGCGCGCACCGAGGCCCTGCGCTACCGCCTGGCCGCTGCATACGGAATCGACACCAAGCCCGGGGAGAACGAGGAGCCGTCGGACGCCGACACGTTCCTCACCGGTGCCGACGAGGCGTCGATGACCATCCAGGCGCAGCGCTATGCCGCCCGTCTCGCCGGGGTCACCCCTCCGGCACCACGCACGCCGGCGCCGGACCCGTCCCAGGGCCCGCGACCGGGCTCCGCCCCTTCCGAGGATGCCGAGTTCGCGGCGTACGCCGAGCGCATGAATCTCAAGCTCCCCGCGAACCGAAACTGAAAGAGAGAGTCCCATGGAGTACCTTCCCGTCTTCAAGCCGGGGCAGGCGATCACGCTCAAGGCGTCCGCCGCTGTCACCGGTGGCCAGATCGTCGCCGTCACCGGCGTCGGCACTGTCGGTCCCGCCGGCGCGAACGCCGTCAACTGGATCGGGGTCGCGTCGACCGATGCCGCGATCAACGACAACGTGACGATCTACGCCGACGGCGTGCAGAGCGTCACTGCTTCCGGAACGGTCACCGCGGGTGACCTCGTCGTCTGCGCAGCGGCCGGCGCCGTGTCGTCACTGGCTGCAGTCACCACGCCCACCGCGGCCGACGTGACGAACACGCGCGCCATCGTCGGCGTGGCGATCTCCACCGCCACGAACGGCAACAAGGTCCGCGTCAAGTTCGACCGCTGACCCCTCCTCTTCCCTGTCGGCCGCTGCGCCGCCATTCGCCCTTGAAAGGTGAAACCTGATGGCTACCTACCCCCCGGCAGCGGCAACGCTGGCCGACCCCAACCTCACCGCGTCGCGGTTCCTCCAGAACCCGCAGTTCGTCGCACGGGCGCTCCAGACCATGGGCGACCTGCGATACCGCGGGACGTTCCTCCTGACCGGTCGTCAGGAGACGACCGGCGGCGCCGTCGGCTACGAGCAGGTGGAGGGCATCTTCGCCGATGCCGTGCCCGAGATCGTCGCCCCCGGTGGCGAGTACTCGCTGACCACCATCGCCGACGGTCCTGCCGGCCTCGCGCGGGTCGCGAAGTACGGCAAGGACACGCTCATCACGGACGAGGCGATCAAGCGTCGCCAGATGGACCCCGTGACCAAGGGTCTGCTCAAGCTCGTCAACTCGGCGCAGCTCGTCATCGACCAGGCCACCGTGTCGGTCATCGCCTCGGCGATCACCGCCACGCGCGCGGCCGGGACGGCGTGGACGGCGGCGTCCCCGACGATCCTGCGTGACATCCTGCGGGCGGTCGCGGACGTCCGTGCCCTGAACCTCGGGTACGAGCCGAACGCTCTGCTCGTGGACGACGCCACGTGGGCGTACCTCGCGTCGGACACGCAGATCTCGGCCGCGATGGCTCGTGAGTCCGCGACCAACCCGATCTACACGGGCCGCTTCGAGATCCTCGCGGGCCTCCAGGTCATCCCGACCCCGGCTGCGAACCTGCCGCTGGGCGTCGGTACGAGCGCGTGGGTGGTCGACACCAACCAGCTCGGCTTCATCGCCACCGAGGATCTGGCGCAGGGCTACCAGGCCGCGGGCGAGCTGGTGCAGTCCAAGGTCATCCGCGAGGACCACAACGACTCCTGGCGCGTGCGCGTGCGCGCCAACTTCGTCCCGGTCGTCACTGACCCGGGCGCCGGCTTCCGCATCTCCGGGGTGGCGTGATGGCCAACTACACCGTCGCCGCGGCCCTGGTGGTCGCGCACACGAAGAACGGCGTCATCCACCTGTACAAGGGTGACGTCGTCCCGGCGAGCATCACGCCGGATTCGCTGGCCAACCTCAAGGAGCTCGGCTTCGTGCAGAGCGCCGACGAGGAGGCCGCTCCCGAGCCCACGCGGGCGTACCCCGACGAGGACCCGACCGAGAGCTGGACTGTCGCCCAGCTCACCGCGTGGGCGGGCGACAACGGCGTCGAAGACGTCCCGGCGGGCCCCAAGCCTGCCGTCGTCGAGGCCGTGCTCACCGCCCTCGCTGCTCGCAAGGCCTGACGGAAGGGATGGGGTGACCCATGACGTACGCCAGCGTCGCTGATGTGGCGGCTGAACTGGGCCGCCCTGTCCCGGCCGATCTGCCCACGGTCGCGCAGTGGGAGCGGTGGTTGGCCCGTGTCGAGAACCAGATTCTCGACCGGATCCCAGACCTCCATGACCGTGTCGCGGCGGGCAAGCCGACGGCCGAGCTCGTCGCGGACATCGAGGCGGCCGTCGTCGCGCGCAAGGCACAGAACCCTGAGGGCCTGCGCTCGACGACGCGCTCGATCGATGACGGGTCGGTCACGAAGACGATCGACCAGGAGCGGTCGGCGGGGGAGCTCGAGCTGACCGACCGCGAGTGGGCCCGGTTGCTGCCCCGGCGGCGTCGTGGTGCGTTCACGATCCGGCCGGAGTGGGGCTGATGATGGACCTCGGCGCCGAGCTCACTGCCCAGCTGCTGGAGTCCCGCGCGGATGCCGAGTCCCTGATGCTCGACACGTGCACGATCGGAGACCTGGGCGACCCGGACACCGACCCGGACACGGGCGAGGTCATCGTGCCGCTTGAGGCGGTGGTCTACCCGGACCCGTCATGGCCGGATGACCACCCCTGGAAGCACGGCCCATGCAAGGTCAAGCCCCCGCAGCGCGCAAACCAGCCGACCGACGTGGGTGAGGGCACGGTCACGGTCACTCCGGGCGAGGTGCACATCCCGGCCGCTGGACCGGACCTCAAGGTCGGGCAGGTCGTGGACATGGCTGCGTCGCAGTTGAGCCCGACGCTGGTCGGAGATCGATACAGGATCATCGGCCCGTTCGACGGGACGTTCATCACGGCGCGCCGATACCCGGTCGAGTTCGCCTGATTGGGACAATAGAGCGGCCCGGACACGGTGTTGGAAGCACCAGCCGGGCCTGACCGAGAACACCTGGATGAGAGGTGGTCGGCTATGGCCGAGCGTACCTGCAAGACCTGTGGCAAGACGAAAGACCTCGCCGACTACTACCGGAGTTCGTCTGGCGGGTGGCGCTACTCCTGCAAGGAGTGCGTCAAGGCGGCGGTGCGTGAGCGGTACCGGGCCACGCGCGAACGGCGGGCCGAGACCTCTGCAGCGTGGCGTGGGCGGAATCGTGAGTACCTGCGCGCCGAAGCCCGCAAGCACTACCACGCCAACAAGAGCCGCTATCGCGAGAATCGCCGCCGCTGGGCTGCGGCGAACGTGGAACGGCTGCGCGAGCGCAACCGCGAATATGGCGGGCAGTGGTACCGGAAGAATCGCGAGAAGAAGTCCGCGCAGAACCGGGCCTACCGCCTCGCCAACCCAGACAGGACGCGCATTCAGAAGCGGCTCGACTCGCAGCGCTACGCCGCCCGCAAGGCTGCGGCATTCACGATCCCATTCACTGCGGATCAACTCATGGCCCGCATGGCTTTCTACGGCGGAGTCTGCTGGATATGCCGCGTCGAACCCGGTGTCGAAATCGAGCACGTGAAGCCGCTGAGCAAGGGCGGGCCGCACATCCTCGCGAACCTCCGCCCGGCCTGCCGTCCGTGTAACGCATCAAAGAACGCGGCGTGGCCCTTGTACTAGCCGCAGAGGAGGCGTGATGGCCGGCTTCGAGATCGACACGTCCGAGCTCCGCAAGCTCTCGACCGACCTGGGCAAGATCCCAGGCAAGGCCGTGGCCCCGACGGAGGCCGTGCTCAAGAAGTCGGCCCAAGTCCTCAAGGAGGGCATGGCCGCCGAGTTCGAGGGCTCCCCGCACTTCAAGCGCGTGGGCGCCGCGGTCTCGTACGAGCGTAAGGGTTTCGCCCGCGAGATCGCCTATGAGATCGGCCCGGAGATCGGCCGTGGCGCTGGCTCCCTGGCTGGTATCGCGGTCGAGGGCGGCGCGAACGGCGGTGGTGGGTCGGTGAACGTGGACGGCCTGCTGGAGCCCGAGGCCGCGCAGATCGAGAAGCACATGCTCAACGTGTTGGGGGACCTCCTATGACGACCCCGGCCTACCTGTTCAACGCGCTCAAGGCACTGCGCCCGGCGTCGCGCCCGTTCCACGACTTCCAGGCTCCCACTGGTGCCTCGGCGCCGTGGCTCGTGGGGAACCTGCAGATGCCCCGGCCGAAGCGCGGCCTGGTGGCGAACACGCACGGCGCTACGGCGACGTGGCGCGTCACGGTCGCTGCGACGACGGGCACTCAGGCGCTGGTCGTGGCGGACGAGGCCGAGAAGGCGTGGTCCGGCAAGCGGCTCGACACCGACGGCTGGATCTGCGGCGCGCTGCTGCCCCCGCGCATGACTGGCCCGTACGCGGCCGGCTCGACCGCGACGGACACGGATCTCCGGTTCCAGGTGATCGTCCTGGAGTTCGACCTGACGGTCTCGCGAATGCCTGTCGTCGCCCCCTGATAACCCCCGTTCCCAGCCCCTGCCCGACGGTGTGGGGCTCCTCGTCACGCCCTGGAGGCATCCATGTACGTCCGCGTGAAGGACCCCAAGACCGGTCACGAGTTCGACCGCCTGGAGACCGACCCTGCTGTCGTGTCCGGCCGGTTCGAGCGCGTGAAGGGCGACCGCTACCCGCCGTCGCGCCTGCCGCGTCCGGCGAAGCACCACATCAAGCTCGCGGGCCGTTCGGCCTCGCGTGAGACGCGGTCGGCGACGTCGGCCGCGGAGGCCCCCGAGAAGGAGAACCACGATGGCTGATGTACCTTCCACCCCGTTCGACGGCAACATGGCCGTCTGGATCGTCCCCGCGATCGCGAACCCCGCAGCCCCGACCGTCGCCGAGATCGCGGCCGGCGTCGACATCTCGTGCTACCTGACGCCGGACGGCTTCGCGCCGACGGCCGAGCAGGCCACGATCACCGACGACCGGCTGTGCAGCACGGAGACGTTCGGCCGTCCGGGCCGCAAGTCCCGTGGCCTGTCGCTGACCGGGATCGACAACACGAACTCGGAGCACGAGACCGAGTTCAACGAGCTCGTCGAGGCGCTCGTCGAGGGCACCGACATGTTCGCGGTGCGCCGTCGCGGCATCCCGTACGACACGGCCGTCGCCGCGGACCAGAAGGTCACGGTGCTGCCGATCACGCCGGGCGGCAAGCAGGACGTCCCCCCGGAGATGAACTCGGTCACCCGCAGCACATGGCCGACCTTCTCCTGGGGTCGCGGCTACGACGACGTTCCCGTCGTCGCGGCCTGAGTTCGCCCGCTCCCCCATACCCCCGGCCCACCCGTCCTGACGCGGAGTGGGTGGGTCGGGACCATCTTCCGCGTCATCCGCGTCTGGAGAGAACCATGGCTCTGCCCACAGTGAAGCTGGCCCGCAAGACGGTCGAGCTCTACCCCGACATGCAGGTCTCCGACGAGGTCGAGGCTGCGCTGGACGCACTGGAAGAGGCCAAGAAGGCTGTCCAGGCCGAGACCGACTCGCCGCAGCGGACCCTGGCGTCCAAGGCCCTGTCCGCCGCGAACAAGGCGCTCAAGGAGGCCGAGAAGGCCGGCGAGGATATCGAGGCCCGCGCGAAGTCGTCGGTGCTCGAGGTCGTCATGGACCAGATGCCGAAGAAGGCGTGGCGCGAGTTCGAGACCGCGCACCCGCCCCGCGAGGGCGACAAGGTCGACGAGCTGTACACGATCAACTGGGACACGTTCGTCGGCGCCTACCTGGAGAAGATGTCGCCGCAGGTGCGCTGGCAGGAGTCGGGTGAGCCGGTCGAGGTGATCCCGTCCGAGTGGCCCGCCTGGGTCGAGACGATCAGCGACCCGGAGTACCAGAAGCTCGCGACGGCGATCCTCGCCCTCAACCGGCAGAAGGCCGCCCGCCCTTTCTGATCGCCCGCTTGCAGGACCCGGCGACCCGTGCCGATGTCGGTGCGGCGCACTCGCTGGGGATCTCCTACAAGCGGTTCCAGGGCTGGGAGCCCACGACGTTCTACGAGTACGACGACGCCGGCCGCATGGTCTCCTCACGGCCCGAGGTCGAGTGGGACGAGACCGAGCAGGACTGGATGCTCGCCTACGAGGCGTGGGAGCGCGACGAGGTCTGCCCGTTGTGCGGCTGGCCCAAGGAGGTCTGCCAGGCGCCGGAGACGGAGTGGGCGCTCGACGTGCCGCTACCGACTCGCTGCCACGTCACGACGGCGATCAAGCGCGCTCAGGACGCTCGCACGCAGGCAGGTGGTGGCGTGCACGACGACGCGCTGAGCTGGGGCGCCCGGCTCAAGGATCTGACGCGGCCCGGTCAGTAGCTGAGCAGATCTGAGCAGAGCTCCCCGGTCTCCGGTCCGCGGTCGCTCGGGCTGATCCCGGTGGTCGAGCAGTAGTACGAGTCGATCCGACGGTCACCCTCACGGGCCTGGTTCGCCTTGGCGTTCAGCACCCAGGCGACGCCCGCTACCAGTAGCACGGCAGCGACCACCGCGACGACTCGCGTCGGGGTCCACCAGCCCGTGGGCTTCGCCAGTTCAGAGGTCATTCCCCCATCGTCACGCGCCCTCGGGCGATGCACCAGCAATCGAGGGGGTGAACCGCGTGGCCGAACGCACCGTAAAGCTCCGGGTCGGGATGGACATCTCGGGCCTGGTATCCCAGGCCCGGGCGGCGACGGCTGCGATGGCCGATTTCTCCAAGAAGTCGGTCTCGTACATCGAGAAGAACTCGTCGAGCATCAACGACCTGTCGAGCAAGGTCGGCGGCGTCGGCATTGGGCTGACGGCACTCGCCACGGCAGCGGTCACGCGGTTCGCCCAGTTCGACAAGGCGATGTCCAGCGTCGCGGCGACCGGCGCGGACGCGCGAGGCAGCATCGACGCTCTGCGTGCTGCTGCTATCGACGCAGGGGCGGACACGGCGTTCTCCGCCGAGGAGGCTGCGAACGCGATCGAGGAGCTGGCCAAGGCTGGCCTCTCGGCGAAGGATATCCTCGGCGGCGGCCTCGACGGCGCGCTCTCGCTCGCCGCTGCCGGCGGGCTCGAGGTTGCTGCCGCCGCGGAGATCGCAGCGACAGCACTGACGCAGTTCAGCCTGTCGGGCGCGGACGTCCCTCATGTGGCAGACCTCCTGGCAGCGGGCGCCGGCAAGGCTCAGGGCAGCGTCTCTGACATGTCGGCGGCGCTGAACCAGGCCGGTCTGATCGCTTCCCAGACGGGCCTCTCCATCGAGGAGACGACGGCCGGGCTCTCCGCGTTCGCCTCGGCCGGCCTGCTCGGCTCCGACGCGGGCACGTCGTTCAAGACGATGCTGCAGGTGCTGGCCGCGCCGTCCTCCACGGCGGCTGCGGAGATGGAGCGCCTCGGGATCGATGCGTACAACGCCCAGGGCGAGTTCATCGGGCTGCAGGGCGTGGCGGGCAACCTCCGCGAGTCCCTGGCCGGACTGACGGACGAGCAGAAGTCGGCCGCACTGGCCACGATCTTCGGCTCGGACGCCGTCCGCGCGGCATCGGTGCTCTACAACCAGGGTGCCGTCGGTGTCGCGACGTGGACGCATGCCGTCAACGAGACCGGCTATGCGGCCGAGACGGCGCGGGTACAGACCGACAACCTAATCGGTGACCTGGAGCGCCTCGGCGGCAGTATCGACTCGGTCTTCATCCAGTCGGGCACGGGCGCGAACACCGCGCTGCGTGGAATCGTGCAGGGCGCCGAGGCTGCAGTGGACGCCATCGGGCAGCTGCCCGAGCCGCTGCTTGATGCCACGACGATGATCGCTGGGGCTGGCGGCCTGTCTCTGCTCGGCATCGCGGGGCTGGCGAAGCTCGCGGTGTCAGCGGGTGAGGTGACGTCTGCCCTCAAGGAGATGAACATCCCGCTCAAGAACGCTGCAATCGCTGCAGGCGGGCTGGGTGTGGTTCTCGGCGGCGTGGGCATCGGACTGTCGATCATGGCGCAGCGGGCGGCGGAGGCGCAGGGCCGCGTCGCCCAGCTCTCGCAGACCTGGACCGATGCCGGCAAGGCGACCAACGCGACGACCAACCTCATCACCGAGGCGCTGACCAAGCAGACCGACAACATGGTCGACGGCAACAAGACGCTCATCGAGCTCGCGGACCAGGTCGGCGTCGCCACTACGGACCTGGTCGGGTACATCACGGGCGAAGAAGACGCGATTGGCCGCGTCAACGCCAAGATCGAGGAGCATGGCGAGCTCAACGACCTGTGGCTGTCGAAGTCGCTCGGCCAGCAGACCGAGGCGCAGAACCTGAGCAAGGAGCTCGGCGACCTCAGCAATCAGTACACGCGCTCCAAGGAGGTCAACGACCTCGCCGCGCAGGCCCAGGAAGCGGCGACTGGTAGCACGGCCGGCCTGGCAGAAGCGTCCTCGGATGCGGCGGGTGCCGTCGGTGACCTGTCCGAGGCGATCGAGGACCAGTGGCAGGCCATGATGGACGCCTCGGGCGCCGTCCTGTCGCTGCGTGACGCTCAGCGCCAGGCAGAGGCGTCGTACGACGATGCTCGTGAGGCGCTCAAGGACAACGGCCGGACACTCGACCAGGCAACCGCCAAGGGCCGCGCGAATCAGTCGGCTCTGGACAGCATCGCGTCGTCGGGATACGACCTCGTCGATTCGCTGCGCAGCCAGGGCGCGTCCCTCAAGGACATCCAGGCCGCCATGGCCCAGACGCGCCAGCGGTACATCGAGACGGCACGCTCCATGGGCATGAGCAGCGAGGCCGCCAACCGGCTCGCTGACTCGATCGGTCTGATTCCGAAGAACGTCAGCACGACGGCGACTGTGAACACAGGCAGCGCGATGGCGCAGGTGACCAGCCTGTGGAACACGCTGCAGAGCATCGACGGCAAGACCGTCACCGCCTCGGTGGCGATCAAGCGATACGGGCAGGCTGCCCTCGCCACCGGTGGCCGGGTGCCCCTGCCCGGGTTCCCCACGGGCGGCCGTCTCCCGGGCAGTCCGCCGGCGAATCCCCTGGCCGACAACCTTCTTGGGGTCGACGGCTCGGGCATGCCCCGCGTGCGCGTCCGCTCGCGCGAGTGGGTCGTCAACCAGCCCGCGTCGGACTACTACGGCGATGGCCTCATGGGCGCCATCAACTCCCGTGCGATCCCACGCGAAGCCCTCGCCGGCCTAGCGGGTCTCGCCGGCGGTGGCGCCATCGGTTCTGCCCAGGATGCCGTGAACTACTGGTGGGGTCAGGTCGCGGACGCGCGCGACGGCCTGCGGTCCGCGCGTCGACGGAAGTCGGAGCGCGCGGAGCAGCAGGCGGAGGCTCGCCTGGACCGCGCGCAGGAGAAGCTCGACGTTGCCCAGGAACGGCGGGACCGTCTGCGTGAGGAGGCCGCGGACCTGCGCACGTCGCTGCGACGCGGCGACATTCGTGACTCGGTGACCGGAGGTCTGTCCGGCGCGTACTCCACGGTGGACGAACTGCGGAGCATGGCGGCAGGCGGCGACCTTGGCGGGGCCCGGTCGCGGCGTCTGCGCATGGTCGCGAACGTGGCTGAGCGGGAGCTGGAGTCGCTGTACTCGGCGGCCGAACGCGCGGAGAAGAAGGTCGCGGACACGAAGGACCGTCTCGACGAGCTCCTGCAGGTCCAGGCCGGCGTCCGGTCGAGCATCGTGGGCGGGTTCGGCATGTCCGATGTCACCGGCGCGTTCGACGAGAAGACCGGCAAGCGTGTGGCCTCAGGGTCGCAGCTGGCGGCCGCGGCCAAGGCGTACGCGGGTAAGGCCCGTGCGTTCGCGGGACTCCTGGGTCAGCTCGGGGCGAAGGGCGGCTCGGCGGCGATCGTGCAGGAGGTGGCGGGCTACGGCGTCGAGGCGGGTATGCCGCTCGCGCAGTCGCTGCTGGCTGACCTGGGTTCGCTGCGGTCCCTGTCCGCGTCGTACGCCGACATCGAGAAGTACGGCGGATGGGCGGGCGCGAACGTGGCCCGTGCGGTCGGCGGCGGTCGAGGCATCGGAGAGGCCGCACGTGATGCACAGGTGGCCGAGGCGCAGGTCAACGCGATCGACAAGCGCATCGGGTCGTGGGCCAAGACCATCGGCCGTGAGCAGGCGAAGGCGCTCGGCATCGGGCACCGCGCCTCGGGCGGCTCGATGGTCCCTGGTGGGGCGTACATCACGGGCGAGCTCGGTCGTGAGCTCGTGCTGCCGCAGAGCCCGCAGTACGTGCTCACGGCGGACGCGACCCGGCGCCTGGCTACAGCGTCGAGCCGTGGCGGGTACGGGGCTACCGCCTCGCCGACCTACAACGACAACTCGCTGTCGGTCACCACGAACCAGCACGTGTCCGAGCGGACGCTGCTGCGCTTCGACCAGAAGCGTCAACTGCTGAGGGGGCGCTCGTGACGTACATGGTGCTGGCCACGGTCCAGCGCACGCCACCGACTCCGCCTCCCACCCCACTGGATCAGCGGACGTTCTGGCTGGAGTCGTGGGACGGCACCGTGCGGATTCCGATCGGTAGTGCGACCCATGACGGGCCCGTGCAGCTGCTCGTGGATGCGTCGGGACTGGAGGAGGCGCCCCAGGACGTCACCATCGATTCCATTCCCGGGGTCGCAGGCGGCGTCGCGACGTTCTCCCAGACCATCGTCCGGGAGCCGCTGCTGCCGCTCCGGATCAACACGAAGAACCAGGCCGAGCAGTGGGTGCAACGTCAGCTGCTGGCGGACCTGACCGACCCGTCCCCGGAGAAGCTGACCCAGGACGGCAGCTTCCGCCTGGTGTGCTCGACGCCGGCTGGCACGCGTCAGGTCGGACTGGTTCGGCAGTCCGGCATGGAGGGCACGGGTACAGAGCTGCCGTGGACCGTGCAGTACGTGCTGGACTGCGCCGCTCCGAACCCGTTCGCGGAAGACCGCGAGGACACGCCTCGGGAGTATTCCCTGGGGGAGGGCGGTGGCCGCTTCCTCGCGTGGGACGCGGGCGACGTGGACACGCCTCCGTTCGAGGATGTCCGCCTCGCGTGGGACGTCATCCTCGGCGACGACATGCCGCTGGTCATCGAGTCCGAGGTGGCGCCCTACGTCACGTTGGAGATCGAGGGCCCGACCGGCCCTGGCGTCGTCGTCTCGGCGGACACGGGCCTGCACCTGAGCATCCCCGCAGGTGTGGCGGCCGGCGAGACCCTGCGGATCGTCACGGACCCGCGGCGCAAGAGCATCCGCCTGGACGGCGAGCCGGCCGCAGGGATGCTCGCATTCGGGTCGGTCCTCGAACCGCTCGCGTTCGGGCAGAACCTGCTCTCGGTTACGGCGCCGGGCGCGACGTCGGCTACGCGGCTGCGCCTGCTGTACCGCGGGCAGTACAGGAGCTTGTGGTGACCTGGACCATCTGGCCGCGCGAGCCCGACCTGTCGCGAGTCCTGGACCCGATCAGCGTCTACACGAAGCTGACGGTCGTCGAGCGCCACATCTCCAACGGCCCGGCAACGTGGATGCTTGAGGGTCCGTCGAGCAGCCTGTCGGTCTTCACCCCGGGCATGGGCTGCATCCTCTTCGACGGCGACGAGTTCGTCGCGTCGGGCCAGGTGCAGGAGCCGCAGCGCTCATACGAGGTCGACGACAGCGGCAAGATGGTCGACACCACGACGCTCGGGTTCATCGACGACACGGACGAGCTCTGGTCCCGGCTGGCATGGCCAGACCCGACGCACGTCCTCACCGGCGTCCCGACGGCGTTCGCGACGACGTACGACACCCGCACGGGGCCGCGCGAGACGATCCTGCTGGAGTACATCGCGGCCAACCTCGGGCCGGCAGCGCCGATCGTCACACGCAGGCTGCCGCAGCTGTTCCTGCCGACGACGCTGGGCCGAGGTGGCAGCACCACCTACCAGGCCCGCATGGAGACGCTCGGGGACATCGCCGGGGAGCTCGGTGAGGCTGGCGGCTTTGACGTGCGCATCCGGCACGACGAGCCCGCGGGGACGCCTCGCCTGACGCTGGCGATCGAGACCGTCCAGGACGTGTCATCCGACGTCGTGTTCGGCTCGGCGAAGGCTGCACGGGCTACGGGCATCGTCTCGTCCTGGCGCTACTCCATGCGAGCCCCAGAACTGACCGACGCGATTCTCTTCTCGTCCGGCGACCTCGAGCTCCGCGAGGGGTCGAGGTTCACCGACGAGGCCGCGGTGACCCGCTGGGCGCGACGTCGGGAAAAGCTCATCGACCAGGGCTACACGGACGACCTTTCGGTCATCACGGATGCCGGCGCGAAGGCGCTGGAGGACGGTGCGTCGCCGGTCGAAGCCGTCATCCAGGTGACCGACGCGGGCGATGCGATCTACCGGAGCACCTACCACCTGGGCGACCGGATCGGTATTGAGCTCCCGAACCTGCCTTTGGAGATCGCGAGCCCTCGGGTCCGTGAAGTCGTCACCACGGTCGTCCCGAACCAGAAGGACCAGCGCGTGATCGCCGTCGGCGGTCCGGGCGCCACCTCCATCGAACCTCCTGACGCCAAGAGCCTGACCAGGGCCATGCGCAGGGTCGCGTCGCTCGAAAGGAACCACTGATGGCTACCGACGCCCAGCTTTCCGGGCCGCTGCCCCCCGAGCAGTTCACGCAGACCTTGTACTCGCGCCACCACGGCACCGAGGTCGGGATCCGTGGCGACACGGACGGCAGCGCGTTCGGCATCACCCTGCCGCCGGCGGGGGATACCGCGGAGTTCGGTTCGGCCACGGTCGACTCGATCTGCAAGATCGGCGGCTATCCGCTGATCGTCCCTGCGGGCAGCTCGCAGTCGCTGGAGATCCCCGCACCACTCTCCGGTGGCACGACAGGTCGCACGGATCTGATCGTCGCGAGGTACGCCCCCGCGACGTACACCACAGCGCCGGGCCCAGTGCGACTGTTTCGGATCGCTGGCACCGCGGGCTCCGCGACTCGGCCGGCGTACAGCCCAGCGACAGATCTGCGCCTGTACGCCGTTCAGCGCCGCCAGGGCGAGGCCCTGAACCAAGCCATCGTCGCTGACCTCCGCAGTTGGTCCGGTCCCATGATCCTCATGGCATCGGGCGCGGCGCTGCCCCAGTCGGCGCCGCTCGGCAGTCGTGTGGCCCGCGACGGAACGATCTACCTCCGGACCTTCGTCGGCACCACCGTGGACTGGGTTGTGGAGTCCACCCCCGCCACGGTGATCAGCGGTGTCAATGCCATCGAGGCGCCGACCGCTGGATGGACGCGCCAGTCCGGCTCCTACCTCGAGCGCAACGACACGGCCAGGTGGGTGCACGGCGTGCTCACCAAGGCTGGCGCATCCCTGGACGCTCTGGCCTCGGGCGGCATGCCGGGTGGCGACATCTCCATCGGCCGGGTCTACGACATCGACAAGCCGCCGGCGGGCGTGGTGGTCGCGGCGGCAGCGCGCGTGACCGATGTCGACGGCAACACGTACATGGCGGGCGTGAACATCAACGACACCGGGTTCATCCAGCTCAACTCGACGCTTCCGAACGTCAAGGTGCGGACCGTCCTCTTCGACGCCCGCTACTCCGCCGCCGCTGTCGCATGACGCTCCACACCCCTGCACCCACCACGGAGGTATGACGTGCCCACCTACCGCGTATACGGCGCGCCAGTCCGCGACGAAGTCTCCGGCGAGGTCGACCCGGCCATGGTCGGTGAGCAGATCACGATCGTCACCCGGGGCACCACGACACCGTTCGCCATCCAGGACGGCGCCGGCGACCCGATCACCGGATCGAACCTGACCGTGCAGAGCGCTCACGTGCTGCCCGCGTTCGACTTCGTGTCCACCAGCCCGGCCGCCGTGTACCTCGACTGGTACCACGCCGCGAGCGGGAAGCGCGGGGAGATCTTCTTCGAAGAGGTGCTCCGCGAGCTCGCCTCCGGATCGGTCAAGAGCCTCAACGGTCAGGGGCCGGACGAGGACGGCAATGTCCAGTTCGAGGTGACCGGCGTGGACGACACCGGCCTCGCCACCCTGATCGAGACCCCGGCATCAGCCACGGCCCTCGCGCTGAAGACGCTGTACGGGCCGGGCGTGCTGTTCCTCGACCTGGACGACCCGGTCCCGCCCGGCACCCCGGACGGCACGCTGATCTACCGCACCGCGGGTGGCGGCACCCCTCCGCCCACGCCTGTGGTCTACATGACGGACGACTTCGAGCGGACCGTCGCGGCAGGTTCGGTCGGCACACCGTCGGGCGGCGGCGAGTACGGGGCGATCGACATCGCGGCGGACTGGTCTGTCGCGAGCGGGGCCGGCATCTGGAAGGCACCCGCGGCGGGCGCTCGGTCGGGGTACCTGCGATCGAGCTCGTACAGCCAGGACACCGTCGAGATCGTCGGCATGGTCAGCCAGGTCACCGGTGCCGTCGGGAACCGGATCTTCACCATCGCGCCGCGGCGGATCTCGACGTCGTCGGTGCAGTACGGCATGAACATCGTGCTCCGTGGTGCGTCGGCGACCCGCCCGCTGCAGGTAGACCTCGGTCTGCAGAAGGGTGCGACGGAGGGCGACCTCCAGGCGACCGTGGCCGGTGTGCTGACCACGGGCGCCCTCGGCGACCTCGTGCGGTTCCGGATGCGCGTCACCCAGCTGGACGCAGCCACGACCCAGGTGCAGGCGCGTGTGTGGCTCGACGGCACGACGGAGCCCACGACGTGGCAGCGTGACGCCACGGACACCACGGCGGCGCTCCAGGGCGCAGGCACGCTGTCTCTCGCGGTGCGGCAGAACTCGGGCGAGACCATCGGGTCCGAGGCGCGCATCCACGAGTACACCGTGCAGAGCGTCATCTGATGGCGTTCAACAACCCGACCCGGATCGGGACCCGTGGTGGGCGCTCGGGCGGCGACGCCAACATGAACAACGTCGCCTTCCCGGCCGGCAGTGCGGTGGGCGACGTCGTGCTGGTGCAGTGCTTCATCATGAGCGCGACCCTGCGCGTCAACCTGCCGTCGGGGTGGGTGGACGTCATCACGCCGATCGTGGACGGCGCCCGCACCATGCAGGTCATCGGCCACCGGCTCGTCGAGGCGGACATCGCGGCCGGGGCGCAGTCCTTCACGCTGACCGGCGCGACGGGTGTCACCTGGACGGCGGTGTCCGTCCGTGGCTCCGTCGACCCGGGGAGCTTCGTCGCGGGCGCCCCGTGGACGCGTACCGAGACCTCCGGCACCGTGGTGTCCGCGCCGAGCATCGCCGTGCCGCGCGCCGGGGACCTCGCGCTGGGCTTCCTCGCCGAGCAGTCCTCGAGCACGGAGACGCAGGCTGACGTCAGCGTGTCCGGCGCGGCCGTCTGGGTCTTCCAGGGCCACCAGACGACGATCGACCACACCCACATCGTGACCTTCGTGGACACGGCTGCTCTGGGCCCGACGTCGACCGTGAACGCCACCTACCCGTCGGCCAGCGCGAGCTCGGTCGCTGTGGGTGTGCAGGTCGTCGTGCCCGGCTCGGAGATCCCCGCGGCGCCGACACCCACGAGCCTCTTCGCCGGCACCTTCGGCTTCGGCGCCACCTCCCTGACGATGGGTGCCCGGTCCCAGAACGTGACGGGGCAGGTGCGCGTGGATGCCACGCCCGTCCTGGGCGGCTCCACGATCGTGTCGCAGCAACTCTCGACACCGGACGCGTACGGCTGGGTCTCCGGCCGGGTGAATGGCCTGACGCCGAACACGCGCTACAACCTGACCATGTTCGACATCACCACCGGTGTCGCCCTGGCCACCGTGCAGGCGACGACCACCGGCGGCGTGCGGGACGACTTCAAGGTCATCTCGTCCTCGTGCCAGAAGTCGAACCTGGACGCACCCATCTACACCCAGATGGCGGCCGAGGGGGCGGCGTTCTTCGCGCACCAGGGCGACCTCCACTACGAGGACGCGACCACCGAGGCAGCATGGCGCTTCGGCCTGAACGCGAACCTCGCGCAGCCGGCCATGAAGGCGTTCATCGCTGGCACCGCCATGACGTACCACTGGGACAACCACGACTGGGGTGGCAACCAGTCCTGGCGCGAGTCGCCGCCGAAGGACTACGCCCCGCAGGCGATCCGGAAGCTGATGGGTGTCGAGACGTTCCCGGGCACGCACGGCATCTACCGCACCTGGACCCACAACGGCGTGCGCTTCATCGACACCGACCAGTGGACCCTGCGTGACCAGGCCGACACGGACCCCTCGACGAACGACCTCGCGGGCAAGACGATGCTCGGTCTGGAGCAGCGCAACTGGCTGTTCGGCGTGCTGGAGAGTGCTGCTGAGCCGCTGATCGTCTGGCTCACGTCGTTCCCGATGTACGGCAACTTCGTCAGCAACGGCAGGTGGGGCAACTTCCGCGACGAGGCCGCGATCATCGAGTCCTGGTTCGGCGCGCACGAGGACGTCCGGGCCAAGGTGGTCGCCGTCGGTGGCGACTCGCACGACATCCGGGCCGACGACGGCACCAACACCATGTGGAAGATCCCGAGCCTGAACGCCTCGCCGATCAACCGCAACGGCGACGCGGCGAACGTCTCGAACAGCTCGCCCTGGTGGAACGTCTTTCAGGGTCCCGCGACCGTCAGTGGCGTCACCGGGACGATCGACACCGGCGTCTACTCGCTGCTGTCGTTCGACTGGAACACGGACCGCACCCAGGTCACCCTCACGTGGCAGGCGAAGCGGTCGGGCGACGTCGTCGTGGCCAGCTGGTCGCAGACGTTCGGTGAGGACACCGCGCCCACCACAGGCGTATCGCGCTGGGTCGGTGGCGTTGAGCAGCCCATCTACGCCTCCCAGGTGCAGAGCGGCCTCGAGGTGCCTGACACCGTCGAGGTCTACCACGCGCCCTGACGGCCCCACGACGAAATGAAGGGGGCCCGTGTGGACCCGACGCTGCTTGGCACCAGCGGCATAGCCCTCTTTGCGGCCGCCATTATCGGCTATCTACTCCGGCAGAACCACGCCGATCGCCGCCAGTACCAGAACCACATCGCCGAGGTACAGGCCGCCACAGCCGCCGCGATTGCCTCGGCTGAGGCGAGTCACGCCAAGGAGATCGGGAACCTGACGGCGAAGGTCGATGCCCTCAGCAGGCTGTACGAGGACGAGCGCACCCTTCGGTGGGCGGCCGAAGACGAGCGCGAGAAGTTCCGCCGGCTGTACGAGCTCGGCGCAGCCCAAGGAGGCGCGACGTGACCGAAGTGGAACGGGCCGAGCAGGTCGCCCGCGAACCGCGGCGCCGGTTCAAGCAGAACATCGCCCTAGCGACGGCGGCCATGCTGGCCCTGGCGCTGTTTCTCGTGCTGTGGCACGAGACGCAGATGCGCGCCGAGTCAGGTGTGTCCCTAGCCGAGCAGGTGCAGCACGCGTGCGAGTCCCAAGGATCGCTCGACCTCGACGGCCGCGACCTGTGCGATACGGCGGACAAGATCGTCGAGGGGGCACCCGTGCCGGGCCCGGCTGGCGTGCAGGGCGCTCTAGGCCCGCCCGGTCCGCCTGGTCCACCAGGTGAGCGTGGTGTCGCCGGCGTGCGCGGCCCTCAAGGTCGGACGGGACCTCCTGGCGAGACTGGACCCCCTGGCCCGGTTGGCCCGCGCGGACTGCGGGGCCCGGTCGGGAGCATAGGCCCGATCGGCGCTACTGGTGCTACTGGCGCCACGGGCGCGCCCGGCCGCGGTATCCAGTCCATGCAGTGCGCGACGGGCGGCTGGATCGTCGAGTACACGGACGGTCTATCCTCGTCCGACGTCGGCCCGTGCCGTGGCCCTCAAGGCGAGCGCGGCCCCCAGGGTGAGCGCGGCGCCGACTCCACCGTGCCGGGCCCCATTGGGCCCCAGGGCACCGCACGGCCCGGCTCCTACACGTGCCCCGAGGGCCAGTTCACCACCGGCTTCTCCATCGCTACCGACGGCGCCGTGACCCTCACCTGCGCCGACCTGATCACCCCCTGAGGAGACCCCCATGCCCACCACCGTGACCTACAGGGGCACGACGTACGCCAACGGCCAGATCCCGAAGGCGTTCCTCAAGCCCCTCGATGGCGAGAACTACGACTCGCCCAACGACCGCGCGGTTCTCCGCGAGGACGCCGCCAGGTCCTGGAACGCGGCACGCGCCGAGGTCCGGAGGAAGACCGACGTCGTTCTCGCGGTGCGCGGATGGAACCGGACCTACCAGGAGCAGGTCACCTTCTACCTCCAGCGCCACAAGAAGTGGACACCGAGCTACAGGGTCTGCTGCTACTGGAACGGCGTCCCGTACCGGTTCACCGGCACCGCGCACGCCGCCCCGCCCGGCACCTCGAACCACGGTTGGGGCATCGCGGTCGACGTCGTCGACTTCGGCACCGTCAGGCAGTGGGACCACCCGCGTCGCGTTGCCAGCATTGCGATCCTCAAGAAGCACGGCTGGACCGACAACGAGGGGCGCGGGTCCATCCAGGAGCCCTGGCACCTGGTCTACGACCCGGCCCGCGACACCCAGAAGAACGTCGCCCCCGCCGTGGAGGCTGACGAGTCGCGCACCTTCCACACCGAGTGGGCGATTCGTCCGACCCAGGTCCGCGAGACCCCGGGCGGCACCGTCGTGCGCACGCTGCAGCTCGGTGACCGGGCGTCGATCATCGACGGCTCCGGCATCAAGCGCGACGGCTGGCAGCACTGGTGGGGCGAGACGACGTCGGGCAACTGGGTCAACCTCGCCGACATGTCCGAGGCGCGCCCGCACCACACGCGCGAGGTCACCACCGAGACGCACCCGTACGACAAGCCTGGCAGTGGCCAGCAGGACCGCGTGCTCGCTGTCGGCACCCGCTTCACCGTCTGGGACGGCTCGGCCGTGAAGGTCGACGACGTGTGGTGGATCGAGTCCACGGCGGGCAACTGGTTCCGCAGCACTGACACCCGCAAGATCATCTCCCCGGAAGGCTGACCGATGTCCCACGCCAAGCCCATTGCGATCGTCTCGTCCCAGTCTGCGTTCCCCGGCCGCGCCACCTGGCGCACCGTCGTGCAGAACGTCATCAGCGTCGTCCTGACGGCCGGCGTCGTGCTGCCCCTCGCGGTGGCCATCGCCGGCGAGGAGCTGGCCGACGTGCTGCCGGCGAACTGGCTGGCCTGGGGCGTCGGTGCAGCGGCGTCCGTGGCGGCCATCGCCGCGGCTCTGACGCGCATCATGGCGATCCCCGCCGTGGACGCCGCGTTGCGCCGCTTCGGACTGTCGAGCACACCCAAGGCCGCGCCTGTGACGGCCGACGGTGTGCACGTGATCACGAACCTCTCCGCGGTGCCGCCCGAGGAGCTCGAGCGCGCCCTCCGGCGTCAGCAGCAGCTCCGCGATCTCAAGCCCTGACCGTCAGACCCTCGGAGTAGACTTCGCTCGTTCTGGCAGGAACCTCGACGACCTCGGTCATCCACCGCCCCCGCCTCTTCGGAGGTGGGGGCGGCGTCGTGTTGCTATCCTGGGACTCCACCTGCCGGGCTCTGACCCGACGTGGCCTTGGTGGAAGCCGCGCGGCCCTCGTCTCCTTCGTGGTGGCGAGGGCCGCGTTTGTCAGACCCTCGCGATAGACTGGACCCGGCGGAGGCGCCCCGCCGTTGGCCCCCTGGCTATGGGTTCCGGTTCAACTCCGGTGTCACGCAGGCGCAGAGGGTTCGATTCCCTTGGGCCACCGACAGCGCCCCCGCTCCGGAGAGCGGGGGCGCTTTCGTGCGTCCGGACATCTCGGCTTGGTGGGCCGTCAGGAGTCGAACCTGGTGAACCTGCCACGTGGGTGATCAGTCCCGTGGTCCGGCCCAGAACCCTCGTGCACGGGGTTCCCATGCGCCGGCTCCGCTCGCCTGATGGTCTGCATACGCTGGCGCAACCCGAAGCGTACGCACATCTCCGTCGATGGCGGAAGGGGGTGGCGCTAGTTCGCCTGCCAGGGATAGGGGATCTCGGCCGTCACCTCGAGGTCGCGGACGTGCTCCTGCCATGCCGTCTCGACCTCGGCCAGCGCCTGCTCGTAGGTCATGGCCCGCCCGCTGGCGGACTGGTGCATGCCACTTACCCGGTACACGTTCGTCGCGCGCTGGTAGAGGTACCACGCGAACACGTCCTGGTCGCTCTCGACGACACGGGACCGTTCGATGACGGCGTGCACCTCGTGCTCGTCCTGTGGCCCGGTCACGGTCCAGTAGCCGGTGCGGGCGGCATCGCCGTCACCCTCGCGCACGGTGAGCTCGGTCATGGCAGTCATCATTCCTGGTCTCGGAGGATGTGGCTAGCAGTCTGCATCCGGACTGGCGCTGACTGGGCGAACTAAATGCACTTTGACTGAACCTGCGACTGAAGTGGTACTCCTAAATCCTAGTGCCCCGTACAGGACTTGAACCTGTGACCAAGAGATTATGAGTCTCTTGGTTGGTACTCTGGTGACCATGGTGGGCGGCTCGGAATGGCTAAATTCCGCCATTCACCTACACCCGGTCATGACTGGTTCTGACAGGGCTAGACTGAAGCGGTTCCCTGAAGTAGAAGTGAGGACCAGATGGCCACGAAGAAGGCACGCCCACGCCGGGATCGCGGCGAGGGGAGCGTCTACCAGCGCAGCCGCGACGGCCTATGGATGGCCGAGCTCGGGCTACCTGACGGCAAGCGCAAGTACCTGTCCTCCAAGACCGAGGAGGGCGTCAAGGAGAAGCTGCGCAGGGCCAAGCGCGACCTGGCCAAGGCTGGCAACCTGCCGACGTCGTCACCGACGATGGCGCAGTGGGTAGCCCTGTGGCTCAAGGAGAAGAAGAAGACCCTCAAGCCGGGGGCGTACGTCGACTACGAGGGCAGGATGATGCGGTACGTCGTGCCGGCCATCGGCCGCATCCGGCTCGAGCGGCTGACCGCCGACCACGTGCGCCGCGTGCACGACTACATCACGGTCACCAAGGGCCTCTCGCCGACCACCGCGCTCGGGGCCCACCGCGTGCTCGCGAAGTGCCTCACCGACGCTGCTCGCGAGGGGCGCGTGGTCCAGAACGTCGCGACGCAGCTGGACGCGCCCAGGAAGGCCATCAGCAAGCGCGGGTCCCTCACGGCAGACGACGCCCGCACGCTGCTCGTGGCGGCCGCTGGTGACCCCGTGGCGGCCGTCCACTGGTCCCTCGCACTCCTGGCCGGGCTGCGCCCCGGGGAGCGGCTTGGGCTCACGCGCGAGCAGGTCGACCTGGAACGCGGCATGATCACCGTGTCGTGGCAGCTGCAGCGCCTCCGGTGGGAGCACGGGTGCCTCCCCACCGGCGGGCGACCGAGGAAGGGGGAGTCGTGGGCGTGCGGGTTAGTGCGCGCCGGCTCCTGTCCGAAGCGCTGGGTCGACGTCCCGCCCCACCAGGAGGCCACCCGGGTCGACGGCGGCCTGTGGCTCACGCGTCCCAAGTCTCGCGCGGGCTGGCGTGAGGTTCCGATGGCGCCGCCTCTGCTCGAGGTGATGAAGCGTCACCTTGAGCAGGCCGCGCTGGGAATGCACGGCCTGATCCTGCACCGCGGCGACGAGCATGGCCGACCGATCGACCCGAGCGACGACGGCGCGGCGTGGCACCGGTGGCTGGATGTCGCCGGGCTGGAGCAGGTGGAGCCGTACACCGCCCGCCACACCACGGCCACGCTGCTGCACGCGCTCGGCGTGCCAGATCAGACACGGCAGGCGATCCTGGGCCACTCCGACGCCACAGTGACTGCGGGCTACACGCACGTCGCTGATGCGGAGATGGTCCAGGCGATGAACCAACTGGGGGAGCTGGTCATGCCGCAGATCGAGTCCTGAGGGCCCCGCTCACCACAGCGGTGATATGGACACTCGTCCAACTCGGTCAAGGCCGGACAAGGGACCCGTCGCACGACATGTCCGACGCGGCATTTGCCCGGGTTGCGGCATCTATTCCATCGCTTTGCACGCATCGTTCCGTATCGCGCAGAAAGGTGGGGTATCACCCGGGTGAACAGGGCGCAAATACATAGATCGCCCCAGGCACATACCGCAGTATTGCGCGGTATGGGGGATACATCGCACGACCTGCCCGCAGCGTCGCGGGGCAACTGTCCAGTTACGACCTGTGCGGCGGCCTGGTGCCTTTTCCACCTGCGACACGTGATCGGGAAGGTGCGTGGGCCGACCGAGACGCGACCCCGGAACTGTCCTCCGGGCGTGGGGCGTGCACCTCGGAGAGATCCGGGGCTGATGGCTGTGCCGACGGCGCCGTCGGGGCGTCACCGCCCGGCTCGGACGTGAGGTAGCCGATATCGACCAGGACCGCACCCAAGACCACCTCGTAAGGGGTGCTGGTCTCGCGAGCAACGGCTTCGAGGAGCTCGCGTTTCGGCAGCTGGGCCAATCCCCGGTGCTTCCAGTTGCTCGTGGTCTGTGAGACCGTGCCGATCTTGCGGGCGAAGGCGGCCTCGCGCACGCCGTACCTGTCCAGATGAGCCTGGATTATCCCCCAGAACTCTCCCATAGCCGTCTGCCTTCCCCGCATCGTGTACTGACGTGTGTACTCGGCTGGCGACGCGACACTATGCGCGAGCGTGTACCGGCCCGCAGGCACATGGTGCCCTACTTACGCCGGTTGTGGAAGCAAAACCCGCTCGGCGTGTACCGAACTCCCCCTGATTGGGGGTGAGATTCCCTCAGACTGTTGACACCGGGTCGTGTACCTGTGCACCCTTGGGACATGCACCTCAGATCAGCGGACGGGCTGAGGGCCCTGGCGAAGCAGGAGGGCCTCAGCTACCGAGACATCGCAGCCAAGGCCGACTGCTCCTTCGGCTTCATCGGCCACCTGGTGGCCGGCCGCAGGAACTGCACTCCCGAGCTCGCCCAGTGCATCGCGGAGGTTCTCGGCGCCGACGTCAGGCTCCTCTTCGCGCCTGATCCATCCTCAGACGGAGGGCAAAACGCCCTCAGAAACAGCACGGCCGCCTGACCTCACACATGCCAAAGGCCCGGCTCCACACCACGAGCAACCGGGCCTCTGAACGAACAGGAGAAGCCTACATGTCCCTCAAGAACAAGATCCTCAGCATCCTCGTTGCCGAGGGTCACGACGAGCCCGTCGGCCAGGTCGACCGCATGAACGGCGTCGGCGTCGAGGTCAGGGAGGGCGACCGATGAGCGCCCCCAAGGTCGGCGACCGCGTGCAGGCCGTGCTGACAGACGAGTTCGGAACCGAGCTGCCCGACATGGTCGGCACCGTCATCCCGATCGCCGAGTGGCCGGCCACGATGCCGAGCGAGTGGACCGAGGAGAACACGCTCGTCGTCCGCTGGGACCGCGCGACGCCGTCCTACTCCGTCTACCGGCCAAACGTCGCCGCTCGGATGCTGCGCGTGCTGGAGACCGCTGCCCCCTGTGGACATACCGACGCCCATCACGCCGTCGCCGGATCTCCCGAGCTCCAGGCGTGCGACGAGTGTGGCGCGGAGTGGATCGAGGACGACGGCACCGAAGCCGAGGCGCTGGCCGAGGTGTCCGTGCCCGCGTTCCCAGACGTCATGGTGCACGGCCGGCTGCCCGAGCCGCGCTGGTCACGTGCCGGCGTGATGCCCGCGCGAGGTGCCGCGTGATCCGCGAGATACCGCTCAGTCAGGGCATGTTCGCTCTCGTCGACAGCGAGGACGCAGAGGCCGTACTGCAACACAAGTGGTACGCGCATCGCGATCGCCGCACGTTCTACGTCGTGCGAATGGTCCGGCGCGCCAATGGAACGCAGGCGAAGGTCCGGCTCCACGCGTTCCTGACCGGCTGGTCCTTGGTGGACCACATCAACGGGAACGGCCTGGACAACCGCCGTGTGAACCTCCGGGCGGCAACCAGGAGCCAGAACGCTGCGAACCGGGGGCCGACCAGGGATAACACGAGCGGCTTCAAGGGCGTGACCTGGAACAAGCAGGCTCGAAAGTGGCGAGCGAAGGTCAAGGCGGATGGGATGTGGCGGCATCTCGGCTACCACGTCACCGCAGAGGCCGCCGCTCGCGCCTACGACGCCGCCGCGCGAGAGCTCTTCGGCGAGTTCGCGCGCCTCAATTTTCCGGACGCGGCCTCATGAGCGCCCGAACCTTCGACGCCGTCGCACTGCTGATCGACGAGTGGCGCGCCGCACTGGACGCCGCCCAGCTCGTCCTTGAGGCCGAGATCTACCTGAGGAGTCTGACGTGACCACCACTGCTGAGCCCATCGCCCTGCCCCGACCGGAGGCAGCCGCCTTGGTCGGGCTGTCGGACCGCGAGCTGAAGCGCGCGATCGACAACGGGGAGCTGCTGGCCCGCTGGCGTGGCCGCAAGTGCCTCGTGGACTACCGCGACCTGCGGGAGTGGTTCGACGCGCTCCCGTCCCAGAAGCCCACCGCCGCCTGACGGTTTCAGGCGCAGCAACGCCGCCCCCAGAGGTTGTGAGCCCACACGGGGACGGCGCCACCGAGAGGAATTATCCCATGAACCGCCACCCCGGAGACATCGACGAGGGCCCTACGGGCGTCCTCGCCGGCGAGCCCCACGCCCTGCCCCCGCTGCCCCAGCGCACGCCCGGTGCCACCCTCGGCGCGGACGACGTCGCAGAGGCGATCGTGACCCGTGCTGACCGTCACATCGAGGTCAACGGGAGCGACCGATGAGCCGCCGCATCACGCCCATGCGCCTGTGGTCGGCGGTCGGTGCGGCCCTCGTGGTCGGCACCATGTCCGGTGCCCTTCTCGTGGGCGAGCCGGTCACCCGCACACCCCACGACTGCGAGGACGCGATCATGCTGGCCGACCGTCGCGACGTCACGCAGGACAACTTGCACCACGCGGTCCGTGTCCGTGGTGACGCTGTCGGTCGCGAGCCGTACGCCGAGGCCGACGCCGAGGTGGTGCGGCTGGTCGAGGAGGACGACGGTATGGCTGCCGCGTACCGGAAGGCCAAGGCCGAGTGTCTGGGTGGTGCGCGATGAGCGCCGCGATCACGCCCGCCGTCCAGCGGGCCACCGAGCAGATCAACGCGATGCTCGGGCCGGAGGAGCCCAAGTTCGTCCCCAACCACGCCCGCTCGGTGCTGAATGCTGCGCTGGACGTCGAAGAGCTGGCCGAGGCGATGGCCCGACGGGCGACGCCGCAGTACTGGTCCGATGAGCACCGGGACATGCTGCTGAGCCTCAACCCGGACGAGACCCGCGTCGACGAGATCCTCGACCAGATGCGGCAGGGGCAGATCGCCCGCTTCCGCATCCAGGCCGCCGACTTCCGCGCCGAGATCCTCGGGGCCGACTCGTGACCCGCCACCACGCCCACACGAGCGACCACCTCGTCATGGCCCTGGGCGCCGTCGTCGTCCTCGCGTGTGCGGCCATCTGCTGGGCCGGTCTGGACCGGCTGCTGGGTGGTGCGGCATGAGGCACCCCGAAGGCGGCGGCTGGCGCTGCAGTTATGGCACGTGGCACGGAATCGATGAGCACTGCCGGTGCGCCCCGTCGCGCTCGCACCTCGCCACGGCAGCCGCTGACCCCGCAGCCCTCCCGGACCCGGACCGCGCGCACCCCATCACCCTGACGTGGCTGTCCCCGCTCACCCCGCGCCCGATCATCCTCGGCCCGTCCGCGGACCATCCCGACCTGCGGCCCGCGCTCGACATCCAGGCCGACCGGTTCTGGTCCGCCGCCAAGCACGGGGCGCGCATCGCCCGTCGTCGGCAGGCCATGGACGACGCCGCACTCGACTTCGCACTCAGCGCCGACCCGTCCCGCTCACCGCACCTCGCGCTCGCCATGGCCGAGGCAGCGGGGGCGTGGACCGACGCGACCAACGACTACGCCAACGAACTCTTTGGAGCCACAGCATGAGCACCGACATCAAACCCGGGCAGATCTGGGCATGGCGCGACACCGACGCCGCGAAGGGCCCCCACGGCACCCAGTTCGAGATCGCCGACGCAGCACCCCACGCTCCCGACGTCGCCTACCGGTACCCGCACGCCGCTGGGTTAAACCCCGACCAGACGTACGGGGCCCCCGCCAAGGTGATCGCCGCGAACGCCGTGCTCCTCAACGCCTCGGTCGCCACCCCCGCCCCGCTCGACCCGAAGGACCGCCACCCGGACCAGCTCGCTCGGGTGAAGGCCGCCCCGCTCGACCCGTCGAAGGTCGCGATCACGCTCAAGGGCGGCGACTACATCGAGGCCGAGTCCGACGGCGCGAAGATCGGCGGCAAGGTCTCGCACGTCACCGAGCGCGGCTTCGTCGTCATCGAGCACCTAGGTGAGTTCGCGATCCACCACATCACGGCGTCGCCCCAGGACGGCTACCGGTTCTTCATCCTCACCGCCCACCAGCCCGCGCCCAAGCCCGAGTGGAAGCCGGGGACGGTGGCGGTCGTCATCCAGGGCGGCGACCCTGGTGCGGGCGTGGATGACCACGAGTTCCGCGCGGCACTCCAGACCGACGGTACGTGGGTTGGGCTCGCTGGCGAGGCTGCCACTGCGGCGCCGATCTCCGTCCGCCCGCTCGTCGTGATCGACCCGGCCGACGTGGACGTGGCGCATCTGGCGCACGTCTACGACGACGCCCCAGGCACCGAGCGGACCGGCATCCGCGCAGTTCTGGCTGCCCTCGGGATCGAGGTGGCCCGATGACCCCCACCGCCACCCCGGCCACCGTCGCCCCCCGCATGGGCATGCTCGGCGGCGTCCTCCAGCGAGGAGCCGGCGCCCGCCTCCACACCGACGAGGAACATGCCCAGCGAGTTCCAGCGCGAGGTCATGAACGCCCGTGCAGGGGAAGCCGCCGCGCAGACCCTCGCCAACGACGCGCTCCTCGACCTCGCGATCACCGAGCACGAGGTCACCGAGGTCCGGCAACTGCTGCTCGACATGACCATCCAGCGCGACGCCATGCGGGCCGAGCTCACCGCCGTCCGACCCGTGATCGAGATGGCCGGGCTCGTCGCGCACGGGCACCGAGGGGTCGCGGACATGCGGCAGGCGTACACCACCTATGTCGAGGAGGGGCGATGAGCGCCGACTGGAAGCACCACGTCGTGACCGTGGAGGTGATCCACGACGAGCCGCACGTGAAGTTCGCGTGCTCCGCACCTGAGGACGGCGTGTGCCGCACCTATCCGAAGACCGCCCACGGGCCGGATTGGGTCGGGTGCGAGTGCGAAGCGTGGTTCGAGTGTGACGAGTCCCACGACGAGGACTCGGAGTGCGGTCGGACGGACGACGACCCGACCCACGACCAGAACGGCCACGTGTACGAGCCGGGCCAGGAGTGCTGGGTCACGTCCTGGTTCCAGGCGGGCGATGGCAACGCGGTCTACACCGGGCCCGACGGCGACGAGTCCCGCGACGACTGCGTGCCTGCTGTCGCCCGGACCGGCCCCGTGGACATCTCGTTCGTCGAGGGCGAGTACGTCGAATGGGTCTGGTACTACCCGTTCCAGGGCGGTGCGTCATGACCGCCCAGGCCGACCGCCACGACGCCCAGCGCGCGCTCGACCGGCCCGCCCCGACCATTCCCCGGTGCCCGAAGTGCGGCAGGCAGCGCGTGCTGTACACCGGCGCGTGCGGGCCGTGCGGGGACGCCGAGCGCGAGGAGGACGGCCAGTGATCACGCACACCTGCGAGACGTCCCTGCCGGCCGACGTCACCGCCCTCGTGGAGCACCTGGCGTACTGCGCCGAGACGCCCCCCGAGCTCGTCTCGGTCTGCCGGGACCTCATCCGGACCGCAGCGGAAGGCGCCCGCATCGAGACGCGGGACGTCTCGCGAGACACCACCGAGACACGAGTCGTCTCGACCGTCCCGACGATCGAGGAGACGGCCATCTTGCGAGACGGCGGCATGTCCTACCGCGACCTCTCGAATCTCGCCGGTGTCGCACCCGAGACGGTGCGGCGGCGGATCGCGAAGTGGAAGAGGGAGAACGGGCTATGAGCGAGACGAACGAGCGCGGGGCATGGCTGCGGGTCATCACCCCAGGCGACACGGAGAGCCTGTCGCACGACGAGGGGCAGGACCTGTTCAAGGTCGAGTGGAAGGCGGCCAGGGCGGCCTACGTCGATGCCCTGGTGGCGTTCGGCGGGTGGTGGGTGCGGGAACTGCTCCAGACCGCCAAGCCGCTCACGCCGGGGAAGGTGCGGGCCATCCGGGACGACGCACACGTGGTGGCCGACAAGACGCGGGAGGTGGCCGCACGCCTTGACGCAGCGGTTGCCGCCGTCGAGCGAGTGAGGGGCGGGGTATGAGCGAGACGACCACCGAGACAGAGCGCGCGGGCCTGGTCCTGGCGATGCCCGAGGCCGAGTATCACGGCGGCCCGGAGCTGAGCAGCACGGGCGCCAAGCGCATCCTCGACTCGCCGGCGAAGTACCGGTACGAGCGCGAGCACCCGGTGCACAAGGACGTCTACGACGTCGGCACCGTGGCGCACGCCCTCGTGCTCGGCGCGCCGCTCGACGTCGTCGTGGTCCCCGGGCCGTGGACGACGAAGGCCGCCAAGGAGGACGTGGCCGCCGCTCGCGAGGCCGGGCAGGTCCCGCTCAAGCCCGAGGCGTGGGAGTCCATCCAGGCCATGGCCAACCGCGTGCTCGCGCACAAGACAGCCCGGTCCCTGCTCGAGCGTGACGGCGTCGCCGAGGCGTCCGCGTTCTGGACCGACGCCGAGACGGGTGTGCCGTGCCGGGCCCGGTTCGACTGGCTCACCGAGAACGGCGACCGAACGCTCGGCGTCGACTACAAGACGACCCAGGACGCCAGCCCGCGCGGGTTCGCGTCGTCCGTCGCCAAGTTCGGCTACTACCAGCAGGACCCGTTCTACCTGGACGCCCTCATGGCGCTCGGCCACGACGACCCCGGGTTCGTGTTCATCGCGCAGGAGAAGGAGCCGCCCTACCTGGTCGGCGTCTACGAGCTGCGCCACGCAGACCGCGAGATGGGCCGAGAGCGCAACGCCCTGGCCCGGCAGATCTTCCGCGACTGCACCGACATCGGCGTGTGGCCCGCCTACTCCGACGACATCCAGTTCCTCGACCTGCCCCGGTGGGTCACCTTCCAGCACACGGAGGACTTCCAGTGACCGCACAGACCGTCTCTCTCCCCTCGCGCCGCACCGACGGCATCGCCCCGGTCGGCCGGGCCGCCTCGCAGGCGACCGTCGTCGAGCAGTCCCGCGCCGTCGCCGAGGTCGCGGCGGCCGTCCAGGTCGCCCAGGCCAACCCTCGCGACATCGACCGGGCTCTGGCCGACATGCGCGACACCTGCGGGCGTCTGCCCGTCGCGTCCCGCGCCTTCTACGCGGTCCCGAATCGCGGCGAGGGCCTGTCCATCCACATCATGCGCGAGCTCGCTCGCATCTGGGGCAACGTCGACTACGGCGTCCGGGAGTTGCGGCGTGACGACGCGGACGACGTCGCCGGCGTGTCCGAGATGCAGGCATGGGCGTGGGACCAGCAGACCAACACCCGATCCACGCGCTCGTTCATCCAGCCGCACGCGAAGTCGACCCGCAAGGGCCGCGTCGCGCTGACCGACATCAACGACGTCTACCTGAACAACCAGAACACCGGCGCCCGGGCCGTGCGTGAGTGCATCGCCTCGGTCATCCCGGACTGGGTCATCGCAGAGGCCGAGCAGATCTGTCGGAAGACGCTGGAGCACGGCGAGGGCAAGAGCGTCGAAGAGCGTTCCCGCGAGGCCGTGACGGCGTTCGCTGCGCACGGCGTCACCCGGGCCCAGATCGAGGACTTCCTGGGCGCGAAGTACGGGAAGTGGACGCCGGTCCAGCTGGGCGAGCTGCAGCGGGTCTACGTGTCGATCACGCAGGACGGCATCGCGGCCTCGGAGTTCTTCCCCGAGCGCGCCGTCGAGGTCGAGTCGGTGACGCCCGCCAAGGCGTCGCGCCGGAAGCCCGCCCCTGAGCCGGAGCGGGCGGCGCCCGCACCCGCCGAGACCCCGGCTGAGGAGACGTTCCCCAACGACGAGTACAGCGACACGCTGCCCGTCGAGCCCGACCCCGCCGCCTGACCCACCACCCCGGCCGGGGCGTGAGAGCGCCCCCGCCCGACCCCGAAGGAGGGGCACATGACCATCCAGACCCACGCCGAGCTCACCGGGCTCCCGCTGTTCACGACCTGCTCGTGCACCGACGGCGGTCACCGCGACCCCCAGGCCGCCAAGCGGGCGCACGCCGACCCCGAATTCGCCGACATCATCGCGCGCATCACCGGCCGCCACGTCATCCCCATGACCGAGCTCGCGGAGCTGGCCGCATGAGCCGCCCCAAGATGCTCGACACGTTCGGTGGCGCTGGCGGTGCCGCGTGGGGCTACTGGCTGGCCGGCTTCGACGTCTTCGGCGTCGAGATGGACCCGAACCGCGCCGCGCGCTACCCGTTCCCCGTGCACGTCGGCGACGCCCTCGTGGCGCTGCGGACGCTCAACGCCGGAGGGAAGGTCGACTTCGTCCTCCCCGAGGGGCGTCGCAAGGTCAAGGACAGCAAGGGCCGCACCATCGGGCTCGCCGGCACCGTCGTTTGGCTCGGGTGGGAGGACTTCTTCGGCGCGCACGGCTCGCCGCCCTGCCAGGGTTACACCCGGGGCAACGCCGGCAAGGTCACCGCCTGGCCCAAGCTCATCCCCGACGTCCGAGCGCTGTTCGTCGAGTCCGGCAAGCCCTACGTGATCGAGAACGTCAAGGACGCCGGCTCGGAGATGGTCGGCCCCACCTACTTGTGTGGGTGCATGTTCGACCTCACCGCGGTCGATGACGACGGGATCACGCTGCACCTGCAGCGCCCCCGCCTGTTCGAGACTTCGTTCCCGCTCGAGGCGCCCCGCGCCTGCGACCACAGCGGCCACGAGTGGGTGGCCGGTGCGTACGGCGGTGCCCGGCGTGACAAGTACGAGGCGAAGTTCGTCCGCAAGGGCGGCTACGTCCCGCCGAACAAGGCCGTCGTCGCCGCGCTGCTCGGCATCGAGCATCCCATGTCGTGGGACGAGCTCTTCGAGTCCATCCCGCCGGCGTACACCGCCTGGGTCGGCGCCCAGCTCCTCGCCGCCCTCACGACCCAGGAGATGGCCGCATGAGCCCGCCCGACGACATCAAGAAGATCGACAGCGCCCACATGCCGAGCATCGCCAAGTCCGAAGCCCAGATCGCGAAGGACGCCGAGCTCGCACGCCGCAACGTCGCCCGCCGGTTCCCCGGCGAGGCCGGCGAGACCGAGACCGAGACCGGCAAGGGCTTCTGGGGCCTGCTCGGGATCGGAAAGGGGAAGTCATGACCGGCTCACAGGGCATGTTCATGCGCCGCGACTACCGCCCCACGGACACGTCGTGGCACGACAGGGGCGCATGCACCGAGGCCGACCAGCCGCTGTTCTACCACCCGGAGAACGAGCGCGGATCGACGCGGCTAGCCAGGGCGAACGCAGCCAAGGCGATCTGCCGCGACTGCCCGATCCGGCAGACCTGCCTCGAGCAGTCACTCGCCAACCGGGAGTCGCACGGCACGTGGGGCGCTCTGAGCGAGGACGAGCGGTCCATGCTGCTGGCCGGGAAGCCGATCGAGGGGCCGCTGCACGACCACCCCCGGCCCGCACCCGTGCCCCGCCAGAAGGCCGCACCCAAGCCCCGCGCCCGGACCCAGGGTGGCAGCCTCGTGCGCACCTGCCGGGACATCCCCATCACCGTGAAGCGCTCCCGCGTCGCCGACCCGCGCGTCGTCGCCCACGTGCAGCAGCTCGTCGCGGCCGGGCACACGGTCCAGGACATCGCACAGGCAGCCGGCCTCACCACGGACACCGTCCGGACCGTCGCCCGCGGGGCCCGGATCGTCACGCGGCGGACCTCGGCGCTGCTGCGAGCCGTGCAGCCGGCGCGGCAGGAGGTGGCAGCGTGAGGCGCGCACCCATCCCCGCGGACTACGAGCGGATGACCGACGCCGTCCGACAGGCAGCCGCCGCGCTCATCCGCGAGGAGGCCGACGCCGTCGCCGAGCAGCGCGCCCGTGTTGCCGAGCGCCGCGTCCGGGCACGCCTGGAGTCGGACGCCGTCGGAGCCAGCACCATCACCGAGGCCGGGCTCCTCCTGCCCGAGGTCATGGAGCGGTTCGGGGACACGGAGCGCGTCACGGCTCGACGTCGTGACGCACTGGAGGCCGAGATCCTCTACCAGGACCGCGCGGTACGGCAGCGGAACAAGGAAGCGTTCCTCGCCCGGCAGGAGGCTGCTGCGTGACCTACTACCAGGACGACCACGTCACGCTCTACCACGGCGACTTCCGCGACCTCCTGCCCGGCCTCGGTCAGTTCGACGCGATCGTCACCGACCCGCCGTACGGCGAGACGTCGCTCGACTGGGACGTCTGGCCTGCAGGCTGGCCAGGGCTGCTCACAGACGTCGCCAGCTCCATGTGGTGCTTCGGGTCCATGCGCATGTTCCTGGACCAGCGCGACGAGTTCGCCGCCTGGAAGCTGTCGCAGGACATCGTCTGGGAGAAGCACAACGGATCCGGGTTCCACAGCGACCGGTTCAAGCGCGTGCACGAGCACGCCACGCACTGGTACCAGGGCGACTGGGCGGGCATCCGCCACGAGACCCCTACGACCGACGACGCCCGGGCCCGAGTGGTCCGGCGCAAGGCTCGCCCGGCGCACACCGGGCACATCGACGCTTCGTCGTACCTCAGCGTCGACGGCGGGCCCCGCCTCATGCGCTCGGTCCAGTACGCCCGGTCCATGCACGGCCGGGCGATCAACGAGACCGAGAAGCCCGTCGAGATCCTCGAGCCCCTGATCGAGTACGCCGTTGCTCCCGGTGGCGTCGTGCTCGACGCGTTCGCGGGGTCCGGGTCGACCGGGGTCGCGGCGCGCAACCTCGGCCGGCGCGCCGTGCTGATCGAGAAGCGCGAGGCCCAGTGCGAGGCCGCAGCTGCACGCCTGTCGCAGGGCGTCCTCGACCTGGGGGTGGGCGCGTGATCGTCCTGGACCTCCCGCGCGACCTGTGGTTCACCTCGAACGACCTGCCGAACATGCACTACATGGTCCGGTCGCAGAAGGCCGCCGCCGTCCGTGCCCTGGCCGCCATCGCCACGAAGTACGCCCGGGAGACGCCCGTCGACCGGTGCCGGATCACGGTCACCGCATCCCTGCCGACGGCGCGACGGTTCGACCCGGCCAACATCGCCGGAACCGTCAGCAAGCACGCGATCGACGGCATGAAAGACGCGGGGCTGTTCGAGGACGACGACAGCGAGCACGTGGTCTTCGTCGGGTTCCAGCGCGGGCCCAAGACGCCGGGCGTGTACCGGCTGACGTTCGAGATCGAGGAGGTGGCCTGATGGCCGACATCATCACCATCACGGCCGAGCAGACCGAGAACGGGTATGAGGTCGACGTGACCTCGAGCCTGGACCGTGCCGCCACCCAGCACCTGCTCCGTACGGCGCTGCAGCAGATCGAGATGTTCGGGCTGAGCGGGGGCGAGTAGATGGCCTCTGGCAACGCCTACAGGGCGCTCGACGCGTGGCCGGACCTCCCGGCCGTGCCGCGCCTTGTGCTGGTCACGATGGCGCTCGTCGCCCGCGACAACCCCACAGAGGAGTACGACGCCGCGCACTACTTCGGCGGGCCCGAATTCCTCCAGCAGAAGGTGTGGGGCAGGTGCGACGGCTCGACCGCGCGGCAGCTCAAGAAGGCCATCACGACCCTGGTTCGGGCGGGTGCGATCACGCGTCGCACACGGGGCGCTCCGGGCCGTCGGGCGGAGTACGACCTGGTCCTGAGCCGGTCGGAACAGGGGACCGAAACGGTCCCTGGACAGGGGACCGTAAAGGTACGAACAGGGGACCGAAACGGTCCCGCTCAGGGGACCGAAACAGTCCCCCCTAAGGAAACCAGGGAAATAGAAAAGAAAGAGGAGGAGGAGAAATCGCCTGGGTCCTTCACCTCACCAGCGCCTGTGGATAACTCCGGCGCAGAGCAGATGTCCACGGAGCAGGCGAACCGCGAGTTGATCAAGCGCCAGGGCCTCGAGCACGCGCTCCGACTCCTGGCCCAGCACGCCGCCACCCACCCCGACTGCGAGAACCCCGCCGGCCACCTGCTGGCCACACCGAGCCTGACCGTCATCAAGGGAGGCAAGACCGCGTGACCACCGACCTCGGCCAGACCCCCTGGCACCGCGACTGCGGCCCGATCCTCTACCTCACGATCCGGCGCGGCCCCAAGGCGGGCACCACCCAGGCGTCCTGCACCTGCGAGTGGGTCCGGACGTACAAGACCCGCGTCGGGGCCGAACGCCAGGGCAACGCGCACCTCAGGCTCGCGAACGGCCTCACCCTCGCCCACCAGATCGGAGACAAGCCCGCATGAGCCTCACCTCAGGCGCCCTGTTCGCCGGCTACGGCGGCCTCGACCTCGCCGTCGAGGAAGTGTTCGGCGCCCGCCCCGCGTGGGTGTCCGAGTTCGACCCCGCGCCGTCGCGCATCCTCGCCCAGCGGTTCCCCGACGTCCCCAACCTCGGCGACGTCACCAAGGTCCAGTGGGGGCCCGAGTGCCCAACCAGCCCTGGTCACAAGGTGCAGGTGTTCAGGTTCGGGTACGCCGCCGACACCACGGCAGAGACCGTCTACCGCTGCGTCGACTGCGGGTGGGAGCTGCCCGTCGACCAGCGCCCCGAGGGCATCCCGTACCCCGTCGAGATCATCACCGGCGGCTCGCCCTGCCAGGACCTGTCGCACGCCGGGAAGCGCGCCGGCATGCGGTCCGGGCGAGTCATCCCGGCAGGCGTCATGGCCTGCGGCTGCCGCTGGGCCGAGCACGAGGTCGACTCGTGCAGCGCGGCTTCCCCCGCCGGCGACGTGCCCTCGCGCCTGCACGCCCACCAGGAGCACGTCGCGGCGATGCGCGCCGTCGCCGCGCTCAACGCGCGAGACCGTGCCGACGGGGTTCCGCCGCCCGAGCGCCGCGAGGCCGGTACCCGCTCGGGCCTGTGGGCGTCCATGTGCGACGCCATCGAGATCATCCGCCCGCGCTTCGTCGTGTGGGAGAACGTGAGAGGAGCACTCAGTGCCGAAGCCGATAGCGCAGTGGAACCCTGCCCGATCTGCGTGGGAGACGGGCGAGGAGTCACTCTGCGGGCACTCGGACGTGTTCTCGGAGACCTGGCCGAGCTCGGGTATGACGCTGCGTGGACGGTTGTTCGCGCTTCCGACGTCGGCGCGCCCCACCGCCGGGAACGCGTCTTCGTCCTCGCCTGGCCTGCCGACGCCGAGGGCCCGGGACTGGAAGCGTGGCGGGAAGGACGGCGTGGAGGAGGCGCTGCTGCAGCGGGACTGGGAGGACGTCCCGCTGATCTGACCCTGCTACCGAGCCCGCGCACCTCGGACACGAACGGGCCCGGCATGCACGGCGACGGCGGGCTGGACCTGCGCACCGCCGTCACGCTGCTGCCGACGCCGACCATGACGAACGCGCACGGCAACACCGAGAACAACCGTGGTGACCGCCTGCTGCCCGGTGTGGTGCTGGACCTGCTGCCGACCCCCCGGGCGACCGACGGCACCAAGGGCGGCCCGAACCAGCGGGGCTCGAGCGGCGATCTCATGCTGCCGAGCGCGGTCACGCACCTCCTGCCGACGCCGACCACCGAGCCGACGACGGGGAACGGGCACGCCCGGAACCTCGGCGAGGAGGCCCGGCTGCTGCCGACGCCCAGCGTGGCCGACATGGAGGGCGGCCGGAAGCACCGGTCTGGCGCGCGCTCGGGCGAGCTGCTGCTCAACGGCCTCGCCCATGCTCAGGCGTTCGGCCAGTACGCCCCGGCCATCGCCCGCTGGGACGCCGTCCTCGGGCGCCCTGCACCCGCCCCGACCGAGCCCACAGGCAAGGGCGGTGCCCACCGCCTCTCGCCCCGGTTCGTCGAGTGGCTGATGGGCCTGCCCGACGGCTGGGTTACGGGCGAGAGCGTCGAGGCGTGGCGGGCCCGGCTCGTCGCACGACGCGCCGGCCTCGATCCCCGACCTGTCGGACACCGCGGCTCCGTCGCCCGCCGGCCCCCCTTCATCACCCGTAACGAGCAGCTCAAGGCGCTCGGGAACGGCGTCGTCCCCCAGCAGGCGGCGGCCGCACTCCGGTGGCTGCTCGCGGTGCGGGAGGCCGCGCTGGCCGGGCAGGAGGTGGCGGCATGACCGACACCCCCGCCGACCCGCCCGAGTGGATCACCGG